GCACTCCCACCAGTCACGGGTATGGTGAATGTCTGATTGTTATTTGATGTCCAGCTATCTTGGTATCTGTATTCGTATGCGTGCCTTAAAGTGGTACCGTCGATTTCGAGAGATTTAGTTGGACTCGCCGTCCCGATGCCGACGTTGCCATCTTTATCGATAACCGCAGACAGATTTGTCGTACCACCCCCGTTTTTTTGATAAAACCCATACCCACCTTGTCCTTTGTTGTCAAATATGATTTGTTCAGTAGATGGGGTGAATTGCAATGCAAAAACATTCGAACTCCGTGTCTGTAAAAACAGTCCAGCGCGAGTGTCGCCACTCGCGCTAGCATTTTCAATTTTTAGTTGCGTCCCCCCTGTTTCACTACTGTAAATGTGAACATTATCTTCTGGACTCGCCGTCCCGATGCCGACGTTGCCGACGTTAGTGATGACCATTTTAGAATCGGCAATAGTAACATCATCGTAATTACTGTCGGTGTTATGGCAAAAGTGTAAATCTTGTTTACACCATGAAGCTGGGGCAACATTCGAAGACAAAATCGCACACTTTCGCTGACTGGTATGGGATCCGTTAAAGTAGATAATAGAATCGCCCGCATTTCCTTGTGCCTGAATGTGAACTTCGGCATCTCCGGAATCCGCTACGACATTTAACTTGTGAGCCGGACTCGTCGTCCCTATGCCGACGTTGCCTGACGATCGGTATATATCAGAACCATTGGCTGTCCAGTTACTGAAAACTGCGTCTGTGCCATTTATTTTCAAAGTAGACCCAGTCGAAAGGTTTATGTCCCCATCTACGTCGAGTGTGTATGATGGATTTGACATCCCGATACCTACCCGACTCGTCGATGTGTCCACGTAAAGATTCGCGGTTTCCCCGACTTGGAAATCCGTACCCTTTTTAATGTGAAACAAATCCCCGGTGTGTCGGAGACTTATCCTCTGTGAACCATCCGTAATAATAGCCGTTTCAATGACTCCATCTTCGCCTCCCTGGTCAGCTTTTTTAATCTTACCCGTAATCTTCGCATAGAGTTGGTCATTTCCACCGTCGTGTTTACCATCGAAACGTAGCTGACCCAAGTAGTCACCATTTGTACCGGTTTGGTTTCGGTACAGTGAAAATTCTGGTCCCGCGGCGGAACCGGATGTCGTGTCCGTCACGGTGACGTCACCGCCGACCGTGAGACTCGAACTGAAGGTCTTCTCACCCCCGATGGTCATATCAGAGGATTCCAAGTTGGTGATCCTCGTCACATTAGATCCCAAATCCGTCTCGAGGGTACCAATCCTCGTCACGTTCGACGAAAAGTCATTCACACTCGAGGAAAGAATGTTCGTGATCCCCGAACCGTCACCAGAGACAGAGGTCGTCGTCAAAGCCCCAACATTCGCGGCTCCGTGGACGTCCAATGGATATCCCGGACTCGCTGTGAGAATCCCCACTCGATTTTGGGTAGCATCTACATTAAAAGTACTTCCATCGACTGCCAAATCACCCGCGAGTGTGAGCGATCCACCCGCGTGAATATCCCCGACGACCCCGAGACCCCCGTTTGTGAGCGTGAGTGCACCGGTCGTCGTGCTTGTGGAGTTATCGGCATTCGTGATCACGATGGGGTTCGAGGTAGTGTTTGCGCCCACACCCGTCGTCGCGGCTTGGAGACCACTCGATGAAGACGATGAAATGCGGAAACTCTGCACCGTGAGCTTATTCGACACCACGGCGTTCCCGAGCACGGTCAACACCGAAGTTCCCGTGTCTTCGACGTACAGATTGGAACCGACGTCCAAATCGTGTGTTGGTTCGGTATTACCGATGCCAACCTTGTTATTGGCCTGCAAAGTCAATGGTGTCACTTCGTTGTTATAGGCTCCCGAAGACAACGCAAAGTCTAGCTTGGACCTCGAAGCAGTCGGACTGTCCGCCGACCATCGCGAAAGTTTCAAAGCAGCCTTAGAAGCCACGTTTGTGCCAGAATCGGCTGGACGAGTCATCGTGATCAACGATTCCGGAGACGTACTCGTCGTCTGTCCCGTCACCAAAAGGTTAGCTCCATCGTCGGTCACACTGGCGCCTTGCGGAAGACCATTGATGTACTGCTTACCGACGACATGCAGGGACTGTACCGGTGACGCTGTGCCAACACCCACGTTACCCGATGCATCGACGCGAAGACGCTCTTGACCACCTGTGTATATTCCCAATTCATCTTCGCCTTCTTGGTTCAGACCCGTGTTGGCGTCACCGATGGCCAAATCGACCAGAGCCGTCGTCGTCCCGACCGCCACGTTACCGGCAGTTATCAAAGACGTCGTGGCCCCATTGAATTGAATCGTGTTAGACGTCGTGTTTCCATAATCAGCCACTTGAGCCAACGTCACATTCGACAAAAGATATCCGTCACCCCTGACGGTCGAACCAGACAAAGCTCGAGACACATCCAAATCACCGTAGACCTTCACAGAAAGGTTGGTTGCGTCCTTCGGTGTCAATTCATTATCCGTCGCAATGTTCGATGTAAAGCCGATCATCAATTCAGATTCTTCACCGCGGTACCCGATCGCGACGTTCGACGAACCACCGGTCGTCATGATCATACCGACGTTCGACGATGCGTCGGCATTTTCACCCCCCAATTCAATAATTTTATCCTTGACGGACAAGTTTTGTTGATCGACCACAAAGGTCGAACCCGCGACAAAAAGATTACCCGTGACGCGAGCATCTCCTCGGACATCCAATGTCTTTTGAGGCGACGACGTTCCGATACCGACATTGCCATTCAAATAGGCGATCGAAGACGCGTTAGAATCAGCCGTGTATTGCCATTTGTCACCGTTTGTCAACTTAATGTCCTTGACCTTGGCTCCACCCGTCCCAGCAAAACCCGCGTACTCACCCGTGTATGCATCTTCGCCGTGAGTCAATGCGTAGTTCATAGCCAGGTCATCATCGAGTACGACAGAAATACCACCGTACTCGTAGTTAATGAGCACACGGGTCAAAGTATTAGGATCGTACGTCGTTCGTGTCGCCTCAATCTCCGTACCTTGGTAGTAAAAAGAAAAGCGACTGTTTGCAGAATCAAAAACCAATTTGTAGCCACCGTGGTTGTCAGACGCGACGGACGACGTTGGTTCGGACGTGTTCGAAAAGCTAAAGATCAAAGCTCCCAAAACTTTGAAATGCATGGTCCACGCGTTCGGAACTTTTATGGGCCAGTAGACGTAACCTCCCGTAAAGACCGTCTCTTCGTTACCAATGTCCCGTGAAATTCCCGAAGATGCGGACACACCACCTCCCGGGACGGTCGCGGCGGTCTGGTCATCTCTGAGTAGTACCATATTTCTCGCGATCGTGTTGATACCAACATCTAAACCAGTGATGTCTTGAATATCTAGCCTGGAAACCTTCAACGTACCGTCGAGTATTTCCAAAACACCATCACCCGATTGGATAGACATTTAATATACCCAGACAAAATTTAAATAAAGCTTTGCCACGACTATCAAATAGTAATCATGTCTCACGGTATCATCGGCATCGGGGCGATGGGCCACAACTTAGCCCTGAACCTTGACAACAAAATTGATATGCACGTCTTTAATCGAAGTCCCGAAAAAATAAAAGAACTTTTGAAGTGTACGACTAAGACCAAAGGTCATGAATCTATCTGTGAAATGGTTTCTTCCATGAAAAGGCCACGCACCATCATGACTGTCGTACCACCCGGTCAACCGAGTGACTCAGTCATCAAACACCTGACAAAGGTCATGGAACTGAGTGACACTATCATTGATTGTTCCGATGAATATTACAATACATCACATAAGAGAGCCGAGTATTGTTCTTCGAGACATATTAAATATCTTGGAGCTGGTATCGGTGCACTGCATGGACCAGGTGTGATGTTGGGAGGTCCACGAAGTTATTACGACGAACAAAAAGAATTTCTTAACTCGTTCTGCAAGAATGTTGTCTACATGGGTCCAAACGCGGGTGATGGTCACTACACTAAAATGATTCACAACGGCATCGAGTGCGGTATGCTTCAAGGAATGGCAGATGTATTTGCGTACTGCGATCAAAACATAGGTTACACGAATCATGTACTAGCAGTACTCCATGACACAGACATAGATGGACCAATCATTCGACACGCCCATGAAATTCTTGAAAAGTACAACATGATTGAAATTTCGGACGTCGCTGAGATGAACGGGACTGGTCTCTGGTGTACACAACTTGGTCTTGAAATGGGTATTCCAACGCCTGTCATATCTTCGGCTGTAAACGCGCGCATCGTGAGTCGGTACACTCGAAGCATCGAAACATTTCAGAAACCCGTTCCATTCTTTGATGCCACACTGGCGGCACAAGCTTTGCGATTCTTATTTGCCATGGCTATCAGCGAAGGCTATGACCTCGCATCTCTTCGTCCAATCAAGCAGAAGAAGATTCGAAAGGCGTGGTCCAAGGGAACTGTTATCGAATGTCCCATGATCTCAGAAGATTATGGAAAGGTTATAAACGAAACCGTCGGAGACGCGAGAACATTTGTCATGCACTGCATAAGATCGGGTATTCCGTGTCCAGCCATCCAGGCAGCTCTGTCGCACTACGACTTCATCGGTCAAAGAAAAACGTCGATGAATTTTGTCATGGCTCAGCGTAACTTTTTCGGAAAACACGAAGTAATTAAAATCTAAATAAAACGAAAATTTTTACATGTGGGAATAACACATCTAAAAACTCTCTCGATGGGGATCGAACCCATGACTTTTCGATTAACAGTCGAACACTCTAGCCATCTGAGTTACGAGAGATCCAGCCTACTGGATTCGAACCAGTGACCCGCGGAGAATTATCATACCACTACAATCCGCTGCTCTTCCAACTGAGCTAAGGCTGGGTATAGCTTCCACCTGGGATCGAACCAGGGTTGTTGGATTCAAAGTCCAAAGTGATAGGCCACTACACTATAGAAGCCATATCAGTATTTATCTCTTTTTCTTTAAGTTCATTTACATACTTAAAGTTAAACATAATCAATGAGAATAGTCCAGCTGAAATATTTGTAATTGTCATTGGAATTACGTTGTACTTGACCGAATATATGAGAGCCAAGATACTTGCAAGTAAATTTAAATTTAAAAACATGTAATTGATCGCCTTGGCATCTCTATGTTTGTAAACGTGAATAACCTCGGGTACAAACATGAGACATATTAAAATTGAACTCGTTAGTCCAGAAATATCATAGAGATTCATCTTACTTTAGATTGCCCCTTAAACTTTAAACGATGTAAGGATATTTTTGACGTTCTTCTTTCGTTCGAAGTAGTTGAACCAAAGACAAAAAGGCAATCAGAGCAAAAACAGAATTTTCAACATCACCCACAGTGATCAAAACAATTCCAATCACCGACACCGCTTTGAACAGTTTATTTTGCATGAGCTTGTTAATGATTTCCGGCTTCTTAATGGTTTCTTGAGGACCAAAAACAGCAAAGTTTAAAAGTATGATACTCGAAATAAATTTTGCATCAAACTTTGGAATGTAATTAACTCCGCGATGCATAAAAAATCCAGCCGCAGCGATGACAAACAAAGCGACCAAATTTGTATTGGTCTGAAGTGACAACATCTTACCTTTGACCAATATTTTTTAGACGAGATCGACAACATTCGTCGCACCCTTGATAAAATTTTTACGAGTCTTTGAGTACTCCATGGCTTCATTGACCATTCTCGTACTCAAAATGTTGTCATAGGCACTCGTAGGTGCAGCATTAATTAACATACCCGGTTTGAACGTGACAGTCTTAATACCGTGTCTAGTTTCAATGTGTTTTCTAATGTAATTGTACTCACAGTACTCGGACACAAGAACAACACAGTAACCATCCGCTTTGTAAAAAGTTTCAACATCGTAAAGATAGTCTTCGTAGGATTCCGGAGAAATAACAACTTGACATTTGGACAACGATACCGTGCCAGTAGTTCGCACCAAAGTTCCATTTCTTTCACCTGGTACTTCGACGAATACGACCGTACTTTCTGTCAACGCTAACACATATGCTCGATCGACAATAGCTGTCAGCTCATTGACAGCCGACTGAAATCCCAGGGTTTCTCTAATCTTAGGAACGTCGTTGTTGATGGACTTTGCGATACCAATCACATTAACATCAAGATTTTCATCGGCTGCAATCACTTTAGCCGCGGCCATGGTTCCGCGACCTCCGATACACCAGAGGTGGTCAAGTGTTTCAAGTTGGGGTCGCGCTCGTTCGAGATCCAATGGTTCTCTAGACATTCGAAGAATTGAGCCATTTTCATCGTAGAGATCGATGAGGTCAACTCTGTATTTTTTGTCCCGGTTGAGTCCCCTGAATCCATCCATGTATCCATAGACAGTTCGACCAGCACACTTTTCAGCGACTACAATGTGTCGGATCGCATTATTTATACCCGGGCACAGACTACCAGCGATGAGAACACCTGCAGACATACGTTTCTATTTTTTACTGTCAAAATATCTTTAGGTATATTAATATGATTCCTCTTTTAATTGGGGCAGCTCTCATGTATGCATTCTACAACAGTCCGTCAGAGCAGATTGGTGGTTCCAAAAATTTTCACATGTCTCAAGGGGCTTCGGCGACCATGTACAAATTGATGAAGGAAAATGGTATGTCTGATGAAAACCTTCGTCGATTTGTTGCTATGGAAGATTACTTATTGGAAATCGAAAAGATGTCAGTCTGCACGGGTATTCCGAGACTTGGTGAAGCGACGAGTGTGTCACAACAAATAAAAGATTACTTTGTTGGCTACGACTTTTCATACCACACGACCCACTTGAAACAAATAGCTGAGCCCAACAAGTTTATAAACAAAAATTTGTCGTGTTGATCAATGATTCAATCGTCAATTTGTGATGGTCACTTTCAATATGTTTGTGATGATCCAAAATAAACATGATGAGTTCGTTATCATCTTGCCCATCATGTTGCTTGAGCCATTCAATTGGATCTGGTTTTTCTATGTGTGTATTGTTTTTGCACATGAATTTATATTCAAGGTCTGATACTACACGTTTGGAATTTCTTCCTTCGCGAATGTAGTCGGCTATAATGTAAATGATACCATCAAGGAACTCTTCGATAGCCATTTCCATCCAAGAATTTTTCCGAGTTCCCCACGTCATGGTATCTGAATTTACACGCACACCATGTCCGTATTTACTTCTTCCGAGATCCAGACGCTTTGTTACCAGATCTCTTGGTGGCTTTAGGCGTTCCATTATTGTTCTTACCGACACCATTACTCTTAAGCAACTTTTTATCCAGAGATGCCTTTCTAGATTTCTTTAGAGCCGCGACTGTCTTTTTGATCAGGTTGTCAACATTCTTCACATTTGTTTGTCCAATTTTATTTCGTAGCATCTTGACATCACCATTGATGGGTCCCATGACATTTCGGTACTTGTTCATCCATGCGGACCCGTAGGCACTGATGACTTTATTCCTCAAAGAGTTAGCTGGTTTATATCTTTCAATCATGGAACACAAAACTGGAACGGTCTCTTTACCCGTTCTTCGTAGACCGAGACCCTCAACAATCTTAATGAGATCGGCTTTCTTGTAAGTCTTGCACATTCTCTTGCTCAATCGGAACTTGTTACCTTGGCCATTCACAGACATTTGCTTGCTGCCAACCTTGATACTATTCACAACAGGATTAATGCGACGAACCGAAGAAATCAGACTACACAGTTCCTTGACAGTCGTCTTTTCTTTGATACCGACGATACCCATCTCACGAGCAATCTTAACGAGCTCTGGCTTAGGATAGCGAGCACATTGAAGACCATTAATCTTCAATCTTTGTTTGTTATCAAACGCGACCACGAATCTTTTCTGTGGTTGTGCATTGTTTGTGCTCGATTTCTTGGGAATCTTGTAGCAACAATCAAATCCTTGGGGATTTTTCTTAGCGGCATACCCAGCTTTGCACGGTGGCACACGTGTCTTCGGACAAGTAGTCTTCTTAACTTTGAGTCTTCGACGTTTCGGAGACTTTTTAATATCTTGGACTATAAACTCACCGCCTCTTTTAAACTTACGCATAAGTTCGGAACCAACCTTGTAGGCCGCGACCAGGTTTTCTGGTTCATCGAGACCCAAAATTTGAACGACACCGTTTTCGGACATGTTAAAGTTGTACCCTTGGTAGTCAACATAAAGAATGGGCGCAGCAATTTCAGCTTCATAGCTTGTTGTCGGTTCGAGACCATAGCGTTGACCACGCATTGGCAAACTTGAAATGCTTTTAAATTTGGCGTTCACTTTGAACTGACCGCTGATGTTGTTATAGAATGCATTCCCATACAAGAATGAAGATCGATCCGTATAATTATCAATCATGTACGTACGAATCAAATTGGGTTGTTCTGTCACCTTCTCGAGTCCCAAGAACCCACCCGAAAATCGAATCTTACCATTCTTGTAGATTGTGAAACTCACACCCTTCGAACCTTTGTCATTGAAGATGCGAGCTTTGTAATCAACCGAAAAGAAATCTTTACGCGTCTGAGATCCTTGAGATCCTTGAGTATCTTTACGGAAACCAGTTTGGAAACGACCGTATATACCCTTTATTTCCAAAACTTCTATGCTGATACCTTTAGTTAAAGGAGCCGCCGGAAGAATTGGTTTCTTCAATAGAGCACCGAGATCAACGCGTGTTGCAGAGTCAAAGTTACGGTTCACTGTGACATTAAACATACCGGGTTTCAGATCACTCACGTAGAAACCAGAGTTGTTCACCCGATAAAACTCGGCAAAATTACCGACAGTTTCATTCTTTAAAAACTTGTTTAAGTTTTCAGCACCCTCATGAGGTTGAGGAGCCATAGCTGCCTCGATGTTGGCGGCCAAGGCGTTGTCATTGTTGTTGTTAGACTCAACCTCGATGTTTGAGTTCTTGACAAACTGACGCATACGCTGGATGTCCATATTACTATACCACCTGATTTTTTTTAATACCCACTCGTGACTATTTCTTCGTTTTCATTCACCACATCGAGACCATAAATGACTGGTTGCTTTCTGTAAGCCCGACCCTTGTAAGATATTGCTTCATCGCGAACTTCGATGCCATAAGAACTGAAGGGACCTGCATAAAAATCTGGATTGAACCTGGGTCTTCCAAGGTTTGATTGTGAACAGTGTTGAGAGAAAGCCTGGACAAAGATGCTCTGAGGAACATATAGATCCTTGTCTCGAATTACCAAGCTGCTTTCCAAGAAGTTAGTCAAGGAGCTCGTGACCATCGCCACTTGCTTTTGAATTTCCTTGAAATACTTGGGAACTACGGCCCACGCATCTCTGTTTGCATACTTTTGACCGTAGTCGAGGTAGGCTCGCACACACTTCAATAAGATGGCTGGAAGTTCGCGTTCCAATTTGTCGTCCAACTGTGGATCTGTGTCATTGTCTTTCACTTGTTTCGGAAAATTGAACACTAAAAGACGTCGGAGGATGGAACCAGATGCATCTTTGTAGTCTGGTAATTCGTTACCCGCCATACATCCCGGAGTCGTCCACCTCATTGACTTTGGTTTTTCATGTTTGATGGCCAAGCTCACATCTTCACCGCTAATGATTTGCTGAAGTTCCGCTTGGTTCAAGCTCATATTGGATTTACACTCGGGAGCGATAAACATGAAACCATCGTAGATACCAGAAAGACCGAATTGTTTTTCAGAGTTGGAGCTCAAGACGCGAACATCTTCAGCTTCATAAAACTTTCTAAACACCTTGGTCAATAAAGTAGACTTACCAGTTCTGGCAACCCCTTTACAGTACATGGCAATTTGCCAACCCTCGAGGTCACCGACGTCAAAACAAAGACGACCACCCATCACGTACATCCATTTGGACACTTTTTCATCAAAACCTTGATAGTCCATGATGCTTTGGAAATACGGCGTTGGAATGTCCCACCAGTTTTCAATGTGATCATAACTTTCGAACATTTGATCAAAGTATTTACAGCTCACTATAGTTGGATCGAGACACTTGAACTGCTTACTTTCATAGTTGTAAAATTTAGATTCGTACCTACCAGTTGAAGGAACCCATTCCTTACCGATGAACACACCATTCTTGAAACTCCAGACATGGCGATTCTTAGAAATCTCTGGGAACTGCATGTCAGAACACTTTGATAAATGATTAATCACATCATTGAAACCAGAACCACGAGATGTCAGATTCTTCCAAGTTTCAAAGTTTGTTTCTTTTTGAGCAAACATATGAACTTCTTCTTGGATAGTTTTCGCCGGCTTCCATGCACGAGTTGAGTAGCCCTCGGGGGTAACAATCTGTGTGCAACAATATCCTTTGTAACGCCTAATGTTGTTTGTGTACGTGTGATTCAGAACAGCTACGATTGCTTGTTGATACGGAGTAAGTTCATCAACATTGATGGTGCTACATCTGAATAATGAATGATCTGTTTCCGGGTTGATAGGAACAAATGTCGGGTTGTTGATACGTTCGTAGATTCTCGTGTTACGAAAAACAATTTGAAATGCATCGTCCACTTGATCAATCAAACGATTAATACGTACCGAAACTTTCAGGCCATCATCATCTGGTTCGTAGTCCAGAATGTCAAGAGATTCACCTCGATGATACAGCTGCCCAAGGTGTGTAAGAATACTCTTGTGTTTTCCAGAAAGCAACTCGATATCTACTCTATAAGGTTTTCCAGATTCGGGGTCTATCTCTTCCGGTCTGAAGAATTTTTTATATCCCAACTCAGAGGAGATTTTTGAATCTCGACGTGCGCCGATATACCATTCATTTTCAAGTCCAGACAAAAATTCCACCAACTCTTCAGAACTTAATGACTGAATCTGACTTTTCCACATCTCCATATTCGATTGATGTTGATCTGCATCTTCGGATATGAAGTGAGTCTCCATCCCTTAATTTACTAATACTCGCTTCTATTTTTTAACCCATCTTACCGAGCATCTTTATCAGGATTTTATTTTGGGTTTGGATTTGTTGAACAAGTGCAACCAGGGCGGAACAAACAGTGTCACCATCCGGGGTCGTGAGAATATCGACAAGATCGATCCCGGTTTCTTCAAAGTCAAAATCTTCTTCATCATCAATGAGGTCTTCTTCGACCGGAACAATTTCACCTTCTTCAATTTCTTGGTCACTCGACATTTGATCTATACTGAGAAAAGACCAACATCAATTTTTCGCGTCGTGCGGTACCAGGCCAAAAAAAAATCTTTGTATATAGTACAAAAACTCTCAAAATGGCTGGCGGTCTCATGCAACTGGTTGCCTATGGCGCTCAAGATGTCTACCTTACGGGTAACCCGAAGGTCACTTTCTTCCAGGCTGTGTACAAGCGACACACCAACTTTGCGATGGAAAACATCGAACAAACCACGAACGGTAACCCGGCTAACAACGGTCGCATCTCCGTGACTGTTGCCCGCAACGGTGACTTGATCGGTGACATGTACGTTGAATTGTCGTCGAAGGCTAGTCTCACCTCCAAGTCTGGTGCCACGGACTGCAACTGGGTTGCGGAACGTGCGATCAAGACGGCCGAACTCTCCATCGGTGGTCAACGCATCGACAAGCACTACCAACGCTGGTGGCGTTTGTACTCTGAGCTTTACTTGGATGAATCCAAGAAGGCGAACTACGCGAAGATGACGACGGGTAAGGGTCAAGTGTTCTTGCCGTTGATCTTCTTTTTCAACCGGAATCCGGGTCTTTATTTGCCGCTCATTGCCCTTCAATACCACGAAGTGCGCATTGACTTCGATTTGTCTGACATGTTCGAAGCCTACTTCGGTACCAACACCTTCAAGGTTTGGGGCAACTACGTGTACCTCGACACTGAAGAACGCCGACGCTTCGCCCAAAAGGGTCACGAATACCTCATTGAACAAGTGCAACACACTGGTGTCGATGCCGTGACCTCGGGTGATACCAAGAACATCCGTTTGTCCTACAACCACCCGGTGAAGGAACTCGTCTGGGCTGTCACTGGTGCGTCTTCCGCGGAAGACAAGTTGTGGAACTTCTCCTCCAACGTTGCGACGGGTGATGTCGTCGTCGAATCTGACCCGACGGCCGTCTCCGAATCCAACTGCTACGTGCCGCTCACACAAGCGACCGGTGTCCCGCTCTTCTCCGCGGGTGCCAACGGTGGTCTCCGATTGGTCGAAGAAGGTGCCTCTTCTGCCGCCGCTGTCGGTCCGCTCGACACCTTCAAACTTGTCCTTAACGGCCAAGATCGCTTCAAGGAGCAAACCGGTAAGTACTTCAACCAAGTGCAACCGTTCAACCACCACTCTGGCTGCCCGATGCCGGGTGTGTACGCGTACTCTTTCGCCCTCAAGCCGGAAGAGCACCAACCGACCGGTACGTGCAACTTCTCTCGTATTGACAACGCCCAAGTTGCCCTCAAGATTAAGTCCAGCATGGCGTCCGGTGCCGCGACGTCGCTCAACATGTTCGCGACCAACTACAACGTCCTTCGCATACAAAGCGGAATGGGCGGACTTGCTTTCTCCAACTAAGAAAGTTATGGCTACATTTTAGTATAAAAATCATTAACACAAACATTAAGATATTTCAAGTACCCTAATGTTTGTCTCGCGTTCGTGAACTAGAAATAATTTCAGGACTACTCGGATGCACACATAGATCACATCATACCGTGCTCTTCATTTGATATAAGCGACGAAGAGCAGCAGCGAAAGTGTTTTCATTATACCAACCTTCAATTATTGCCAGCTAAAGAAAACATCGCAAAGAGTAATAAGATATGCTGGTCTACACCGATGGAAGTTGTTTAGGAAATCCCGGGCCAGGTGGATGGGCCGTGTTAGGTCCAGACTTTAAACTATCAGGTGGTCAAGACAACACAACGAATAACATCATGGAAATGACCGCGGTAGTCAAAGCTCTTGAAGAATGCATCAAGCGTGAAATAGGTTCTGTTACAATTTTTACAGATAGTAACTATGTAAAGAATGGTATAACTTCTTGGATTAAAAAATGGAAACTCAATGGTTGGAAAACGTCATCCGGAACTGCCGTAAAGAACAAAGATCTTTGGGTAAAAATTGATCAACTTTCACAAGAAATATCAAATGTCGAATGGAAATGGGTCAGGGCACACAATGGTCAACCACAAAATGAACTCGTCGATACCATGGCCAGACAAGAAGCGACCGTGATTAAAATTGCGCGCGTAAAATAATGGGAGAAGAAGGAGAGAAACACCAATGGTGTTCCAAACAAGAAGGTCTTCTTAATTCGTGGGCCGAACGAGCCGCTGGATATCGTTGGCTACACAATCACGCGAGACTACATTTTAAAAAACAAAATGACTATCTTTCATATCCAAGTATCATTATCGCGAGTATCACAGGTGTCGGAGGTTTTGCCGTACTCAATCCAAGTGGCAATGAAAACGTCACACCAGAAACAAGATCCAAAATTATGATTGTCCAGTACATGTTTGCATTTCTCAATGTGATCGGTGGTATCCTCACATCCATAAGTAAATTCAGTCAAAGTTTATCATTGTCCGAAAACCATTCTGCGATGTGCATTCAGTATTCAAAATTTTATCGGAACATACAAATGGAACTTTCTTTAGATACTAGAGGCCGAACGTGTGTTATAGATTTTGTCAAGAAATGTCGCGAAGAATACGATCGCCTTTTGGATGAAGCACCGGACATACCAGCCATATCTATTCAGGCATTCAATATAGAATTTTCAGATCGTCTCAACAAACCGGATGTGTGTAATGGTCTAAGTATAATCGTGAGCGATGAGACCTCTTCACAACTCGCGTCTAAACGAGCTGTGACGAGATGGTTAACCGCGTTGTCCGCCGTTGCTAAACGTAGAAATAGTGCAGACGATGGTCTCGATAGAATGGAGTCTGTCTAGAAGTCTTCGTCAAACTCGATATCATCCGAGTCATCATCCAACTTTCCGTAGTCACCAACTCTCTTTTCAAAGAAATTTGTCTTACCATCCAAACTAATGTTCTCCATGAAATCGAACGGATTCTTGGAATTCCAAATGGGTGGTTGTCCAATTTGCTTCAAAAGACGATCCGAAACATATTCAATGTATTCAGACATCTTCTCTGCATTCATACCGATGAGACTACAAGGAAGGGCATCGAGAATGAAACCCTTTTCAATTTCGACTGCTTCCTTGACAATGTCTTGAAGAACCTTCGATGATGGTTTATTGCGAAGCATCTTGAAGAGTTCAACGGCAAACTCTTGATGAAGTCCTTCGTCTCGGCTAATAAGTTCGTTACTGAAGCAAAGACCCGGCAGAAGACCACGTTTCTTCAACCAGAAAATGGCACAGAAAGATCCAGAAAAGAAAATTCCCTCGACACAAGCAAATGCAAAAAGCCTTTCGGCGAAAGAGCGAGACTTTGTGTCGAACCATTTCATGGCCCAATTAGCCTTCTTCTCAATACAAGGAATTGTTTGGACCGCTTGAAAGAGTTGCTTCTTTTCGGTACCGTCTTTGATGTATTTATCGATCAACTTGGAATATGTTTCACCGTGCACCATTTCATTGTGAGACTGGTAAGCATAAAATGATCGAGCTTCAGATGCTTGAACTTCATCGGCAAAGTTGTTATTAATGTTTTCAAAAACAATTCCATCGGAACCAGCGAAGAATGCCAAGATATACTTGATAAACTTTTGCTCATTTTCATTGAGAGACTTCCAGTCTTCCATGTCTTTGGAGAAATCAATCTCTTCGGCTGTCCAATTGGACATTTGTGCCTTCTTGTACATGTCCCACAAGTTTGGATACTTAATAGGAAAGACTGTGAATCTATCGAGTGACGGGGTGAGCAGTGGTTCATATTCTTCTTCGAGGTAGTCCTGGAATTCAAAATAGTTACCGATGTGACGATCGTCCACAAATATTTGAGGGTAAGAATCCAATTTTCCACCACACAAGTCCTTTAACTTGTCCTTTTCTATCATAATCTTTTCGTAATCCAACCCCTCGGAAGCACAAAGCTCCGCGGCTAGGTTACAATATTGGCATCCTTCCTTCGAATAAATGTGAACTTTCATCTGTGTTATTAGGCCTGATAATTTTTTGTCCGAAAACTCTAAGTATGATTTCGCGCGAAGAAATTATACAGAACGATTTTGTGAAAGTGCTCGTAAACGAAAATGAACTAGAAGAAGAGATGTTTGCCATCGTAGGCATGAATACTGGAAATGTTTTGGGTCTTCATTATATTTCACCGACCGAAAAGTTGTACAAATCTGCATGTGTCTATCAACTTGAAGGTGGTGATATGAATCCGGCACCGTATGAAAGTATTTGCGAACACTACCTAAGTGGTACAACATTTGCTGACATTGGTATGAAGTCACTGGGTGAAAACATGTATGTCATCTACGACGAAATTGATGTCGAAGACTCCGACAGTGAGATCTACGAAGATGGTACAGACTCTGAAATGGATGATTTCATAGTTCCGGATGACGAAATTGACGGTGATGTCAATGCACCACCCGGATATGAAATTATTGACAAAGAATGGGAAGCTTGGGAACCTCAATCCCCAGGTGCTCGAAGTTTTAAAGAACGCGTTGATTTGATTGAAATGCTAGCTAAAAGACAAGCAGACGAACTGAATTTTTAGAACCTAAGTGCGTGTTCTCTTCAGAGATTAATAAGTTTGTCAAAATTACAATGGAATTGGCTGCTATATGGAATCAAATTGATGAACTCACAATCAGAAATGAAATAAGGCCAGTTAGTAATAAAAATTTTTGCAAGGAGTGCAACGGAGCTAAAGTTTTTTCACCAGAAGGACTTCCTGTCTGTTCGGAATGCGGTCTAGTTGAAGATAGTTTCATAGATGAATCACCCGAATGGACGAGTGGTGTCAGTGAAGATGGTAAAGTCAGTGATCCATCTCGTTGTGGCAATCCAAATGCAAACCCTGAATTGTACTCGCAATCATGGGGCAAAGGAACTGTTATGTCTACGACTGCGAGTTCTAAATACGAAATCAAACGCATGGCGAAGATTAACTTTCACATGTCTATGAACCACAAAGATCGAGCACTGTTTCATGCGTATAAAGATATCGACGAGGCGTGTTTCAATCTTCCAGACTCTATATTGAAGGACGCTAAAATAATGTACAAAAAATTTGATGACTCCAAACTTACTCGAGGTGCTGTGCGTACAGGCATCAAGGGTAACTGTGTACTCTATGCATGTAGATTAGCGAATGTTCCGCGGACAACCAAAGAAATTGCGGGCATGTTTGGTATTCAAAGTAAAGATATTAGTCGGACTACACAATTGTTCAAAGAAACAATCATGGGTAAGACTGAAAAGAATTACATCACGAAGCCATACGACGTGGTGCATAGACTTTTAGCAAACTTTGACGTCGGTCAAGACTATAGATCTATATGTTCAAGACTTTGTGCAGAACTTGAAGACTGTGTTGACTTGATGAGCAAAACACCGAACAGTATTGCGTCAGCTGTTATATTGATTACCCTTCGTGGTTCGTTCACGAAAAATGACATATGTTCAAAGTGTGAAGTGTCTGTGCCCACCATAAACAAGATTGAAAATATTGTTAAAAAGCACTTAGAGCGTAAGAACGTTAGCTATTAAACTATGGTCAAATTGTTTTTGAGTACACCGTGTTACGGTGGTCTCTGCCTAGACAAGTATATGATTAGCATTATTAAGTTGCAACTACTTTTAATACAAAAAGGTATTCAACTCATGATTGATACTACCGAAAATGAATCACTCGTACACCGTGCTCGCAATGTTGCAGTCGGTCGCTTCATACAAAAGACCGATGCGGACTACTTCATGTTTATTGACGCCGACGTTGACTTTGATCCACAAGCCGTCGTGACACTTCTCGAATCGGGACACGATATCTCCGTGGCGTGCTATCCTAAAAAATGTGTCATGTGGGACCAAGCTCGTGACGCCATTAAGAAGGGGGATGATCGAAACATGGCCATGCTTTCATCGAGTCTTGTCGTAAACATTGGTTCAGCTCGAAGATCCGTCGAAAATGGTTTCATTGAAATTCTTGACGGACCGACGGGTTTCATGTTGATCAAGCGTGATGTCTTCAAGAAGCTAGAAGAAAAGTTTCCAGAGTTGTGGTGTAAAAATGACCACCAAAACAGAGACTTCGACGACTATCACGCATGTTTTGACTGTATGATTGACCCCGTTTCTAAGAGATATCTTTCCGAAGACTACGCATTTTGTCGAAGGTGGCAACAATGTGACGGAAAGATCTACGCAAGCGTTGCAACGACCCTTGGACACATTGGTAATCTACCATTTGTTGGCTGCTTGAATGATAGACTTAAGGTTTAGAGACGTTGCGTAATCAAATGAAGATTGGGTCGATCATTGTTACGAGATCAAAGTCATGCCACGTAAAGACTTTGCATAGTATTTTGAAGTTGAACATTCTTTGTATTCAAAGTGGTCACAAGAATGACATTTCTTTTGTGAACGACGACCCTTATCAAAAGGCTGAAGCCATTCAAAATCACATGAAGACGTGCGACCGCATTCTATTCGTTGACTTTGGTATTCAGATTGATGAAAAAAGTTTGGGAGAAATTATGAAGCCTCACGAAGGTGTCGGGTGCGTCGTTTTCCCGGGAGTGACTGAAGGTATCGATTGGAATATGTTCAAGAAGAAGGTTCTCGAAGAGGTCAACGAACCGACCGAACAATTGGGTCTCAACTTTGATACCAAAGTGGATAGAAAAATTTCAGAATATATTTGGACCGTCAGTGAAACATCATCTCGCGCTTGGTTCATGAATTGTAAAAATGTCTCAAAGCATTTGAAAGACAAAAAGACTGGGCAGATCAAAGTGCCACCCCAAATGAAAACTATGTTCCAAAAGTTCAAAGAGAATGGTGTAAAAATCTATGCATTTACCGCAGCTAAGTTAACCATGACATATGGTCATGAATGTATCAGTAACATTTTGAACGCGGCAGGTGTTAAAGCGAATTAAAGTTTAAAAGCAAATGAATAACATGTACGAGCATGTCAAAGAATACATTGCGAAAGCATGGGGTGTTCGCGATCGCTTTCCAGGTCCTCAACCGGTATCGATCGAATTCAAACACTTCCCGACCTTGAAAAACAATGAGTACGTGGTGTGTGAAAAGACCGATGGTATGAGATACATGATGGTCGCCATGACATACCAAGGGAAGCGTCAATGTGTTTTCGTAAACAGGAACTTTGAGATGTTTGAAGCTCCCATCAATTTTAGACGGAAGATTTTTGATGGTACTATTTTAGATGGTGAGCTTTATGAAAATAAATTTTTAGTCTATGATGCTATCATGATCGATGGATATCCAGTGGCTCACCTCGACTTTCTTTCAAGACTTGAGAAGATGGAAAGTGTTGTGAAGAGCATCATTAGTATGAAGAGTGACCGCATCAAAGTTAGATTGAAAACTTTTCATGCACTCACAGACTTTAAAACTTTTATGGATGACTATCTCCCAACAGTCGAAGAAAAAGTTGATGGGCTTGTATTTACACCTGTCCGAGAAATGGTTAAAATTGGAACACACGAAACTATGTTTAAATGGAAACCAAAAGAGAAAAATACAGTAGACTTTTTAGTTCGCCGAGACGACGAAGGTATCTGGAGGCTCTACGTTCAAGAGAAAGGGAAATTGATGATGGAAAGTACTTTACCACCCGTTGACATTCCATGGCTCAGAGATGGGATGATTGTTGAATGTGAGTTCATGGAGAATGATGTACCCATGTGGTGGAGACCTATCATGGAAAGAAAAGATAAGACGTACCCAAACAACCGTCGAACTTTTTATAGAACTATCGTCAATATCCGAGAAGATATTAAGATGAAGGATTTTTTAAAATGTACATGAGTAGATAGTGTGGAGCATCACATGGAAATGTTTGTTCGGACACAAAGTCATCATTTTTGTAATACCATTTATTGGCATGCTTAGTAAATGCGACGTAATGTCCATCGTGCTGGCTCCCAAGATGAATTGCACTCGCCACAAGTTCATATTCCTTGTCATCGATTGTTAATTTTTCATTTACATTTACCCGACCTTTCTTGTCAAATGATACCATGAGTACTTTTGGATGCTTTGAGAAGAAACACCTCGTTGTCGCCACGTGATGTGGTTTGTAGTCAGTCAAGACATTCCAAGCAAAACTTTTAAGGAGCATATCTTTGAAGCTTGAACCATCGGCACATAAAATGTGAACACTGAAATCTTCTTCTTGTTTTTTGGAACCACTTGGCCATACAGTCTCTTGAACTTTTTTGCCGTAAAAATATTTTTTCAGTTCGGGAACAGACTTTTCAAGAATGTCGATGATACAAAGAATAGTTTCCTGAACATCGTGTTGTTCCAAACTTTTGAATCGAGGAAAATGTTTTTGAAATTCGACAAGAAGTGGTTGGACATTAAAAACTTTTCCAGTGTTTGGATCCCAAAATTGGTGAGTGAAGTTGAAAAATATTTTTGTGAACATACAATCACCTTCATACTTTACATTTCTTATGATGGGTACATGCATTAGACATTGAAGTGCCACATTAAAGTAGCATGTATTTCCAAGGTTGGCGATACCTTTCATTAAAATTCGTGTACAAAAAACACTTAAGAAGAAGACGCAAAACAAGAATGTAATAAAAATGAACCTCGAAACTGCATACAAGAAAGTTCACAAAGTGTTCGATGAACACCGAAGTGATCCTCACACGGAAGTTGAGATGCGACTTGGAAAGTTTAATGGTAAAATGTTTGACACCAATGTTGGTCAAGAAGCGTTCGATAAAATTTACCGAGCACTCATGAAGTATGATGGTTGGGAAAAAATTTTGAAAACCGAAGAACAAGTCTTCTACCGTGACCGTGACAATCTTCGAATGTCGGTCGATGAATCTACGGGTGATCGAAAAATTGTTCAAAAACTTTCTGTCCACAAAGAAGATTTCAAACGTATCAAAAGTTCTCCATTTGATATGAGATTTAGTGTGTCAAAAGAAGTTCCGTTCGAAGTTGATGATCTCGGTGACATGGATCGAACAAGAACTAAACATCGTCACTCTTTCATTCGAAAGAATCTTTCCATTGACTTGACAATGTCGACTGGCGATTCAGTTGATTTGGACTCGGAAGACATGACCGAGTACCAAGTTGAATTTGAAATCATACAACCATCTCAGATCAAGGATAAGTTTCAACTCATGAACATTATTCAGAAAGTCAACGACGTATTTAAAATATTTGCAGATACTAAGTGATGGTCGAAATAGTCACGTACGCCAACAAGTCATTTGGTATGTTCGATGAGTTAGTAAATAATGAATTCAATGTGCCCGTTCGTGTTTTAGGTTGGGGTACCAAATGGAATGGGTATGTAGACAAACTCATGGGTATGAAAAAATATTTGGAGACCAAGGGTGACGATGACATTTTAGTTTTTGTTGATGGGTTCGATACAAAAATAAATAAAAATCCATCCAACCTTGCCGAACTTTTTAAAAGTTTTGATTGTAAAGTTTTGTTATCCAAGGATCCAAGCTTCGCAGGTAAATGGATCACGGAGTATATCTTTGGAACTTGTGATGGCAGAGATGTAGCAAACGCCGGTCTTTATATGGGGTACGCCAAGTATCTTAAAATGTTTATCCAAGATACTCTACGTGAAACGTGCTCAGATGATCAAGTAAATTTTAATACCGTATGCAAAAAGCATAACTTTGTGAAAGTTGATAACGGTGGTATCATCTTTAAAAATTTTAGTCCTAGAGATTTAAATAAAACATCTGATGCTATATTTGTATCTTATCCCGCATCTCCAAGTTTGAGTCGATATTCGAGGGCGATTGGGGAATATCTTCAATTCCTTTACATTTTCATCATCGCCATGTTACTTGTGGCGATGATTGTCTTTCCGAAGTATGATATACCAGTGTTTATTGCGTTGATGTTATATGTTGCTGCATACATTTTAGTGTTGGACAAGACGTGCACTGTCAAAGTGTAGTGACACCTTCTCTTAATTCTCCTTCGCCACGTTTCCAAAGGCGAATCATTTCTTCGTCACCAGGTTCAACCGGTGTATCATATCTTAATACGTAGACGGCTTTGTAATTTCCATCTTCTGCGTACACGACACCTTCATAGTCTTCTGTGCATTCAGACCGCATCAATATAACGGGGTGCATGGGCAGAAACTTTTTCGCACATTCGACATTTTCACGATCAGGTTTCATAGTGATGTACTTGAAAGTAGTGAATGGATCCGACCACGAATACCTATACTTTGGTTCAGAATTACCATCGGGGTAAATGACAAAACCGTCATTGAAAACATAATGAGGTATCTTTCCGCCATAGAGTGCCGCGGAGTATCCAAAGGTGGATGTGATTCCTTCTTGATTGTAGACCGGCATGTTGACACCAAAGACGCCACCATTGGTCATGTATACTTTGGGCATCTTTGACAAAACGAACCATTCGACAAAACTATTCATCTTTAGTTGATGATCTTCATCCTCGACTTCAACTTTTTGAGAATGTTCACACGCCGTAAAGCCGATGGGAAGTTCCAATGAGATGGCTTTTGGGACTTTAGACATGAAATATTCCTTTGTCGACATAGAATCACTCATGACGAGTACCGGTGCGTCGAGACGATTTGCTTCATCGATCATTGCATCGACTGCTTCTTGGGATGCGAATGGTAAATAACCATATTTAGCCGAATCATCACATCTCGTACCTCTTCGAATGTGAAAACCGGCGACACAATCCTTGACCTTTTCAAAATTTTTATCAATTTCAGACTGCAAGAGGTCAGTCGGTTGAATGAGATCACGCATGGTGTCACCTATGTCAGGAATCTGTAGATGAAGCATGGAATGTATCCGATGTTGTCCATTTACTTCACCTTCTTCGGTGACGTTCTTACATTTGATAAACTTGTCACGACCATACTTGTAGACATCTGGGTGGAACCCGGGTTCTCTAGCAAAAATGTAATGCGTCGCCATTTGAATACTCAGATTTCCAATGGCCGCCTCGGGTTCAGGCTTAAATAGTTCGGGCATAACTATCATAATATCTATTAAAGTTTTTAAGCGGATGTTGAATAAACCATGCTTGAACATTTGAAGTCTGTGATCGGGCAACCGGGGCCCTTCATCATCGAGACAAAACATGGGTTAATCAAGGAACCTTGTATCACTATCGAAGAACGACACATTCAACAAGCACTTGAAAAGTTGATTATAAATTTTGAACAGACGTCGGACTCAACATTTATAGCCCGGCCGGGTGTTCGAAAGAACCCGTGACATCGAGACCTTCCAATTCGACACCAGAGTCAACGAGTTCAATCTGTTCTTCGGTCATATCCGGAAGCGGAAGCGGTGCGTCCTTCATCGGGACTGACACAACCGAAATCTTTTCCTCTTCTTCAACCTTCTTAGCCGGTGCCTCCTTCTTGAGAAGCATGATGCCCCAGACGATCAACATGAAAACAATCGTGTGGAGAATCAAACCAGCGAACTTCGGGCAGCCGTTCGGTCCGGCAACCCATTGTCCCAAAAGACGACGCATCAGAATGAACGTCTCCGGGTTAGCGACCACGAAGAAGATCAACGCGGACATCAAGGAGATGAGAAACTTCTCCTGTGCTTTTTTACCATCGCATCCACAACCACAGTCTTTAAACAAGCCCATTTTTATTGTACCTTGAGAAAAAAATTACTTAAAGTCATGACCCGTAGAAAAGATATAAAATGTCGCTAGCCATCCAAAAGTACTCTGACTTCAACGCGTCCGGTGTCTCCTTTTCTAAGTTCCGCAAGAACAAGAATGGAGGCAAGGCTGTGTATCTCAACAGTAGTGACAACAAGAAGATTTTCATTCAACTCCCGTTCATGCGTTCTCCCTATGGCCTCAGTGCTTACACTGATGAAACCACTGGGCGTACGTCTTACTCTCTTGACCTCTCCTTTGACCAGGACAATGCCGAAGCCATGGAGTTTTGTGAAAAGATGAAGGAACTTGATGAACTCGTCGTCAACACGGTTGCCAAGAACTCCAAGGAGTGGCTTGGTAAGACCTTCAATGTGGCTGTACTCAAGGAAGCTTTGTACAAGCCGATCATCCGTCCTGGTAAGGATCAGTACCCGGCGACGATGAAGTTGAAGATCTTGACGAAGAATGACGGTTCTTTTGTGCCCGAGTCCTACAATATGCAACGAGAACTTGTTCCGTTGGACTCCGTTGAAAAGGGTCAAAAGGTTGTCGCTATCATTGATCTCAACCAGATCTGGTTCATCGATAACAAGTTTGGTGTGACCATCCGTCTCCAACAAGTTTTGTTGGAACAATCTGCCAAGCTTCCGTCGTTTGCTTTCCAGGGTCTTGATCTTCCGAAAGATGGAGACAATGGTGAAGTACCGGACGACTTTGAAATTGACGAAGAATAAATAATCAAAAAAGATTTCAATATTTACAGTATTGATGAGAAGATGTACAAAACTTCTCATGAATAGTTAAGAGTCGATGATCTTTCGTAGAAAAGTGAGTCTTCAGGCTTTGATCGAACGCGGTGACCACGAAGGACTTCGTACACGTTCAAAAGAAGTTGTGAAACGTGTCAATCAAGGAGATGAAAAATTGATCTACCACATTGGTGCCCACAAAGATCACGTGATAGGTCGCATAATGTTTCAAATTTTCAAACGTATATGCGATGAAAAATCTTCACAACGATGGGATAAAATCATGAAGGTCACGGGTAAATCTCTCATGGTTGGTTCCATCGAAAGTCAAAATTTATTTTTACTCGAGCACGCCATGTGTCATGTTGATGAAAAGGAACTATATGACAGGATCAATCTAAATGATGGAACTTCAGTTTCTAAATGGTATGTAGAAAACTTCACCTAAGTAACACATCGTGTACACCATGTCAAGACAAAATGAACATCTCCAAAGCTATTCAACGTGGTGACCTCGTGGCTCTCCGAGCTAATGAACATGAAATTGTACAAGACGTAAATGACACTTTAAAAGATTCTAGCATCGTATGGGAAAATTACATTACCTATTGGATGGCGTCACACCACGATCACGTGGTTGCTACCGAGATGTTCAAGGTATTTTTGAACACGTGTAAAACTGCTTTCAAACAAGACAAGTATGAAGAAGTGGTTGGTCTTTACGCACACCCAACTATGATTGGCGCTGTGGCCACGAAAAACTTAGAAATTTTAGACTTACTCAAAGGTTACATCGATGAAAGTGATGTAGAGGAAGAGATGGCAGCACTACATGGGGAAACTTTTTCTTAGATTGTAATAAGTATGGTGAAGCTTGCGGACCTTGTCCACATTGCCAACAATGCCAAGACCAACGCTCAGAAGAACGCGGTCGGCGAAGAAGTTAAGAAGTTGATACGCGGACGAAAAGCGTGCTACCCAGAAAAGGAATTTTTTACAAAAGTCCAAACGAATCCACTCATAATTAATAAGGCTACTACCAGACTCCGGGCGATTGGGAAGGGTGTACATGGTACAGTTTTCTATGGATGTATCGATGATGAATGCAAAACCCAAGTTGCGATCAAAGAGACGACTGAAGAGACTGCTCGAATGGAATTTCGTATCGCGGAAAAATTGAAGGGTATGGGTGTGCCTCGTATGTACCACTTTAAATCATGTGATCGTTGGGACATGCTTTATTTTGAATACATCAATGGTCAAAGTCTTCAGGAATGGATGAAAAAGGAACAAAAACCCGAAGCCTATCGCTCCTTAATTTCACAACTTATCAGGAACTTGAAGAGAATCCATGAGAAGTACCCAAAGTTTAGACATCATGATCTTCATTGGAATAACATTCTTGTATTGGAAGGTAACAAACCAATCATAATTGATTTTGGTCTTTCAACAATCGAAGGTATTAGAAATCCAAATGTCACAAGTGGAGAATACAAAAATGACGGTATTTATGTGGGATCACACTACATGTATGATGTTCAGTACATTCTCAACATCATTTGTCGCTACACAAAATTTACAAAAGTTAGGGGATTTATAAGGGACTTGCTTCCAGAAAAATACCTTGGTTTAACCAATTCATATATTATATCTGGGCGTCTGAGACCTGGTTTAAAACATAATGATCTTCCAACCTATGATCAAATTTTGAATCATCCATTCCTTCAATCAAAGAAGAGAGGTAGCATTCTTAAAAAGATCGTACTCAAAAAGAAGGTTATGACACCCAAACCACAACAAAAGGTTGGCACCTCGAGCGCCATTCGTCGCGCCAAGGCTGTCCTCGAAAAGGAGGCTGCTAAAAAGAAGGTTCCACCAAAGAGACCACAGATTCGCGGAAGAGATCCATCTGTCGTGAACCAAGTTCGTACCACAGAAAAAGTTTTCATCAACAAGAATGGCGACCTCAAAATTAAAAAGAAGAAATGCCGTCTCTATAAGAAGGATGATCTCGTAAAGATGTTCAAGTTAGATTCAAAACTTACAAAAGATCAAATGTGCAAATTGATAAAAAATATGTAATACTATACTATAATGCTTCCGTTCATCATTCTCGCCGTCATTGATCTTGTTATATTAATGCGTACGGGTGTTGAAACCCAGACCAAAGATGAAGGACTGTGGACTGTTTTCGGGTCCATGGGATGTGGATGGACTCGAAAGCAGCTCGAACACATGAAGAAGGCTGGTAAGCCTCACAAGTTTGTTGACTGCGATAAAGAAGACTGCAAAAAGGTTGAAGCCTTCCCAACTATTGTCGCTCCTAACGGCGAGGAGCATGTTGGGTTCAAGGAAGTTTAACAACCTCTAAGAATCATCAAAGCGACCGAAAGAAGGAACGCGTCAAGAAGAGACTTGACAGGCTTCAAGACGGTGATGTGCTTGACAAGCGATTCGTTCCAAAGGTAGCGAAGCAGAAACGTACTGACAAGTAGCACGATGGCGTAGATAATAGCCAGTGCCACACGGTCTTCACGGTTGGGGTCCATAAGTTCTTGGATCATTTATAATATATTGAGATAATATAAATGAGCCGACGACCTCCTCTGAGTGGTTCAGAGCCAACCTTTACCCATAAGTACTGGGGTACATCTATTGGTGTAGGTAACAATAACTGTTACGCCTACGCCATGGGTGATTACGAAAGGTACAGATACCAAAAGAGTGTTCCGGGTGATAGAAGTGGTCTGTCCAGGGGCTATCACTCATACACCAGTTGCAAAAATCTTCCGAAGCGTGTCGTATCTGATAATCCCAAAAAAGTTTACATCGTCAAAGGGAACACAAAGTGTAAGCGTGGTTACTACAAGGTCATGATGTTTGTCACCGGCAAAAAGAAACCATCTTTGCTAAACCAAGGTGATTTTCATTTCTACAAACAGCATGGCCTGGTTGAATACCGACCAAAAAAAGGTGACACTCGTACGAGTATCGCAAAGTTTTTCAAGATACCCGTCACCCGAGTACCAAAGGTTGAAGTCGGAAAAATTATGAAAATTCGAGCAAACGCCTTCAGTCACAAGCGAGGTTGGGCCACTGGACCACTTCTGACTGATGCGAAAGGTAATGTTATTAAGGATCCTAGAAATGCTGCGAGGAAGTATCCTGGATTAAATTACAACACGTATTGTAGTTCATTCTGTGTTAAGAACAAGGGGATCCAAGTCGGAAAGAGACGAACCAACATCCGTAAGAAGACTCTCTAAATCTAAAACGTCTTCGACTTCAAAAGTTATGTTGAAAATATCCATCACATTGAATATCATGTCTTCATCCATCGATATGATATTAGATGTCTCATTATCATTATTTTCAACTGTGAGTGTCACTCTAAACTTTGATACATCAAAAACTTTTCTACATATCGGACATGTATTCTTACCTTTTTCTTTCCAACTTTCTAGACAGTCTGAATGAAATATATGTCCACATCTTATGGGCGGATTAGTCCTAGTAGGTCTAACCTGATTTAGGCATATAGAACATGTAGACATTTCCCTGGTTTACACATTCAAAGTTTTTTTAAAAGATATCCGCAACCTTGAGAAGCGGTTTGTCACAGCGTTGGCACGCGGCGTCTTCCGCGACCACTTGCTTGTTTTGGACATTGTCAATGAGAGACGGCCCACTACTTTGGAGAAGTTGACGGTACTTGTAGTTGTCAACGTAGTCAACACTATTCGAGGTCATGATGTAGTTGTTGAGAAGTCGGGACGATGTGTTAATCGTGAAGCATCGGCCATCTGCCATACCAAGTCTTTGGGACATTTAGTATAAAATTAGAAATTAATTTTATTGTTGGTTATAGTTCTGGTCCATGATGAGAAGCCAGCCTGTTTGAGATGGTCAACCAATTCATGACATTTGTATCCCATAAAAATTCCAAAGTCATCTTTGGTGACAGTCTGTGTCACCCTGACGCCCTGACATTCATTCATGTGGTTATTGATAATGTTGTAGGCGAATGCAATTTCCTTCAAAGTTTCTGCACCAGTGATGATAACTTTACCAGTACTAAAAATACTTGTCGTAATTCTTTTCATGTCCTCGGCTGGTTTAAATTTTATTTTCACTGCTGAGTATCGATCGGGTTCAAAAGAAACTTCGAAAATGTCTCGACAACTTTCAAAGTGCTGAGCAACTTTTAAAAGATTGAGATTGTAATTCAAGCTAAAGTTTGAATTGATCATGACGATCCGAAAGTTTTCAAGTGGAAGTTCATGTTCAATACCCATGATGTTTTTGAAAAAATATGCGAGCTGTCCAATGATTCTTTTGCAATCAAAAAGATCTGAACATCCTGCAACCTGAATGCTCCCATTCGGGAATACTTTGATCGACTTTGTACTGTATTCATCTGTGTAAGTCAACGTCACTTGATTGTAGAATGTTGTAGATGGTTTGAGTCTCCATTCAAAATATCTGTCAGACTCATAGTCTTTTATCTTAAATTTGAAAGAACCACGTTCGTCAAATAAAGAACGAATTTTTTCAATGTCAATCTTTACTTCTTCGCTAAAGCCAGAGATCATAGTGATGGTCGTAATCTTTACCCAAGAAGGACGAATGTCTTCGGAAATTGTATTCCGAAATTCATCGAGGGTTAAAAGATACGAAAATGTGTTATTTGCGACTCGGTGATACATCTTTTACCAAACCTATGACATGACCTAACTTAGGTTAAAGAAAACATTGCATTTTAGAGCAATGACCTCCCTTCTTAAATCCGCCCATATGGTACATGATGTTGAAGAAGATACTTCCTATATTGAAATTATGTACTCTAAATATGTCCCAGACGAAGGATATAAAACATTTGTCGACTACATCCGATCCAAACCCATTGGAGATTGGACAAAGATCATTTCTAAGAAGGAGGCTGTTCGCTATGAAAAGTTCATAGACACGATGATCGAAAAGAATCTCGAGACTCGACAAAAAATGGCTCTCGTCATGCTTGAAAATGTGAGATGTGATTTGTTCATGGATATCAAAACTCAAATTCGAATCATGAACACGGTCAAAATTCTTGACCCAACATTCGAACCACCTTTCATTAATCGGAGATGCTCTTGGCAGAAGCAATTCGTCAGAGACTTCTGTCAAGATATCTTACCGGACATTGTTGAGCGTTGCACGAATGAAAAAAGACTCGAACGTTTCTTTAGCGTCTTAAAATTAATAGAATTAGAACTATGAGTAACAAACCGAGAACAGTAAACCCGTTTTTATTTTGATGCACCTTCTCAACCAAAATCTTTTCTTTACGAGGTCGTGTAAATCCCGTGTCTATATTTCTTTCTGGATAAAAAGATCTAGACATCGGACACAACGAATCCTTCTTTTTGCAGTAGTCGATCGTCAAGTCGCCGGCAGTAATACCATGTGAACAAATCGGACTTTCTTCTTCCTTTTCAAATTGGGCAAGAGGTTCTTGTATCTTCTTGTAGTTAGGTTTCGTACGTTCATTACGTCTGACCGTTCCTGGAAGAGAAAAATCACCGAGTACATACGGGTTGACGCGATCCATAGCCACGGCATCATTGAGCATGTAAACACTCATGTTTAATACTACCCTAGATTATATTTCTTGGTTTTGACTTTCTGTTTATGCTCTGTCCACATTTGATCTAGGTCAACATTCAACATGTGGGCCAGCTGAAATAAATAACTAAATACATCACCCATTTCCATCATGACATCAGTCCCGCGTTCCTTTTTCAGGTTAGTCTTTTTGTATTTTTTCTTGTATTGGCGAATGGCGGATGCGAGTTCACCAAACTCTTCTGTCAATAAAAGCCACACGGTGTCGACATTTACTTTATCCCAACCTTTTGACTTGCAAACCTTTTCAGTTTCACATTTGTAGTAGTTTAGACTCATACTTATTCTGTCATCGCCAAGTAACTTTAATAGACTTTAAAGATAATGCCCGATTAAAATCAAATGAAAAGGCGTTACGCAGATCTGTTCTGCGGCCTCGGAGCTTTTCACACAGCATTTGGCAAACTTGACAAAGACTACGAGTGTGTCTTTGCATGTGACATAGACGAAAAGGTTCGTCACATCTATGAAATGAATCACGGAATTGCACCACACGGTGACATTAATGCGTTAGACATCGAGGCCATGCCAGACTTTGACATTCTTTGTGCGGGATTTCCTTGTCAACCTTTTAGTATCGCAGGTAAAAAAGAAGGGTTCGAAGATAAAGTCAAAGGTAATTTGTTTTATCGAATCATGGAAATTGTTGACATCAAACAACCAAAGACACTCATCTTAGAAAATGTAAAAAATTTACACACCATCCACAACGGTGAAACTTTCAAAATTATCATTCACGAACTCGAGAAGAGGGGATACCATGTCAACTATAAAGTATTGGACTCTAAACATTATGGCTCGCCACAATCAAGACAACGCATCTACATTATATGTGACAAGGATACAAAATATAAATTTAGACCGGTGAATAAACCTATTACCCCCGTCTCAAGTATCATTGATCACACAGTGAAAGATTTTTTTGGGTACGAAGAAAAATATATACTCGAACCTTCAAAGGGTCGTATGAAATATATTTTGATCAATAAGAAGACTGGCAAAGGTGGTCGCCAAGGTGAACGTGTCTATTCGATAGATGATTATGGTCCAACCATATGTGCTTCATCGGGTGGCCCGGGATCTAAAACAGGTTTGTACGAAATTGATGGTAAAATTAGAAAGTTGACCATCAAAGAGGCACTTCAAATGTCTGGTTTTAGTCCAAACTATAATTATGGTCCGAAAGATAACATGCTCTTTTACATTGGAAATAGTATTGTCGTCAATGTTCTTGAGGAATTGTTAAAAGATCTTCCACATTAAGTCGTGAAGGTACAATTTTGAATTGAATATCATTGGCGCTGACTCGACCCCCATCACCGCCTTTGCGTTGTATAGTAAACGAAGGACCGAGCTCTATGACAGTTCCTGATTTTCGCAACTTGAAATCATATTCCATCAATGACTCGACAACATTTTTCATTGGCATGAATTGTAATTTTTCACGCCTCGTATCCTTTTTGTTCCATTCAGAAATACAAAGGATATCAGGTTTTTTATCGTAGCCGAGAAGTGCGTGCTCAATAATTTTTCTTTTGTTTTCGTTGAGTGATCGTAACACACTCGCATCAAAAAGTTTTTTGTGGACGCATCGATCTTTGAGTTGTTCTTCGATAGTGACCAGTTCTGGAACTTTTGTTATTAAGTTATCAACTGTGCCTCGAGCAACTTGTTGAAACTGCCCGACTTTACTTTTTTTGAGTTGTATATTTACTGTTTCATTTGTCACATCAACTTTACCCTTTTTGTCGGTGGAAACAAAGAATCCATTTTCAAGATAGTTTGCAAGCCAGTGTTCTTCGCTGTAACCTCGCTTTGCAGTGCTGGCGTTGACGCGTTTCTGTGACAAATAAAGAAGATTGAAAGCTCCCCTATAATCGTCCAAGGTGAACGTCATACTTACTTTACATACCGATTTGTTGTGACTTAGGTAACTTCTTTCCAGTCGTCGAGGTGTTAACCGGTCTGTCCATTGGTCTGGTGGTTGTTTCAATGTCTTGGACATAACCGATGTACTGAGCGACACCGGTTTGAATTTGATCAGTCGCAGTCTTAATCACGGTGGCGTTCATCGCCTTGACTTGCTGTTGCACATTTTTGTTGTGGTCGCCAGCGTTGTTAATGAAGACGACACGCATGATGGCGAACAAGTCGTCTGGGTTCTGGTAATCTATAGAAATTCCCGTCTTGTTCTTGAATGACTGACGGATCCCCCTCTGGAGAAGGTTCCGGTTGAAGTCAGAAAAGAACAAGGTGTTCAGGGGAGTCGAACATTGCTGGATAGATTTGACTTCCATTTTATATATGCTCCGAAAAAAACTATTCGTAGATATTAAACGATGAAGTTTGCTGACTTTGACGAAGCTTACAACCCGACGATCAACAATGTTCACCCGGAACCGGTGTGCAAGAGCGGTGAATGCTTTGTCGGTTCTTATGCCCCGGTCACACCAGCAGGAGAAGTTGGCCGCTTTCACATGAACACCTACCTTTTGCAACCCGACAGGAAAAAGGAAGTCGCCGGACCAGTCCCCGTTCGTAGTCGCGATTTCAAGTAAGTTAAAAATAATTCAGGTAAGATAGATAAATGAGGGTTACCAAGCGTTCCGGTCGTATTGAAGACATGAAATTTGACAAGGTCACCAATAGGATATCCACGCTAACATATGGTCTCTCTGAAAATGTAGATTCATCCAAAGTAGCTCAACAAGTTTTTTCATCGATGTACGATGGTATCACAACTCACGAAATCGACACACTGTCGGCTGAGATTTGCATCGGGATGATTACCTCGGATCCGGACTATGAAATTTTGGCGACTCGTATTGTTGCGAGTAACATTCAAAAGATTGCACCAAACAACTTTCACATCGCCATGAAAAAGTTGGCCAAGGCTGGTATTGTGACAGAAGAAGTTGCCGAAGTCGCCGGTCAAGTCAAAGATGATATTAAAACCGAGCGTGACTTTGAATTTGGTTATTTTGGTCTGAAGACACTCGAAAAGAGTTATCTCCAGCGTATGGACGGGAAAATTATGGAGACGCCACAATACATGTTCATGCGTGTCTCTATCGGTATTCACGGGAAAGATATTCCAGCTGTTTTGGAAACGTACGACAAGATGTCGAGTGGTAAATTCATTCACGCGACACCGACTTTGTTCAACGCCGGTACACCGAGACCGCAGATGTCGAGTTGCTTCCTTATTGCCAATAAAGAAGACAGCATTAACGGTATCTACGGTACATTGACAGAATGTGCACAAATTTCTAAATGGGCGGGTGGCATCGGTATGCACATCCATGATGTTCGAGCTAATAAGTCTCGGATCCGTGGAACAAACGGTACATCTGACGGTATCATCCCCATGCTTCGTGTATTTAATTCCACGGCGCGCTATGTCAATCAAGCTGGTCGTCGTAAAGGATCGATCGCGGTCTACTTGGAACCGTGGCACGCAGACATCATGGACTTTTTGGAATTGCGTCTTAACCAGGGGGATGAAGAAGCTCGCTGTCGTGATCTCTTCTCAGCTCTCTGGATTCCGGATCTCTTCATGAAGCGTGTTGAACAAGGTGGTCAATGGTCGTTGTTCTGTCCGGACAAGGCACCTGGTCTTTCGGATGTCTACGGTGAAGAGTTTGAAAAGTTGTACGAGAAGTATGAAGCCGAAGGATTGGCCAATGCGACTGTATCTGCGGCGGATGTCTGGCGAGCTATCATCAAGTCTCAAACGGAGACGGGTACACCTTACATGCTCTACAAAGATTCTTGTAACGAAAAAAGCAACCAAAAGAACCTTGGTGTCATTAAGAGTTCAAACCTTTGCACGGAAATTTTAGAGTACACCGACAAAGATGAGACATCTGTGTGTAACCTCGCATCTATTGCGTTGCCAAAATATGTCAACCGAGAGACAAAAACATTTGATCACGATGAACTTCATAGAATCATCAAGATTGTCACCAAGAATCTGAATAGAGTGATTGATAGAAATTTTTATCCGGTCGAAACAGCCAAGAAATCAAACACGAGACACAGACCCATTGGTCTCGGTGTTCAAGGTCTCGCCGATGTATTTATTCTTTGTGGCCTTCCATTCGATTGCGAAGAGTCGAGATTGATGAATGCTCACATCTTTGAAACTATGTATCACGCAGCTCTTGAAGCGAGTTCTGAGTTGGCTGAAGTTGAAGGATCTTACGAAACGTTTGAAGGGTCACCGGCTTCGCAAGGCATTCTTCAACCCGACATGTGGGCTACAGAATCCAAGTTTAGTGGTCGCTACGATTGGAATGTCATGCGCGAACGTGTCAAGACGAAAGGTCTACGAAACAGTCTTTTGATGGCCCCCATGCCCACGGCATCCACGGCTCAAATATTGGGTAACAATGAATGCTTTGAGCCATACACTACAAATATCTATTTGAGACGCACCCTCGCCGGTGAATTTGTGGTCGTCAACAAGCATTTGGTTAATGACTTGAAGCGTGTCGGCCTTTGGTCAAAGGAAATGAAAGACTTGATGGTCAAGGCGGGTGGTTCAATTCAAAATATTGTTGACATCCCCGACGATATTAAGAAGCTCTACAAGACTGTCTGGGAGATTAGTCAAAAGGCTGTCATTGATATGGCAGCCGACCGTGGTCATTTTGTTGATCAGTCGCAGTCTATGAATCTTTTCGTCGAAAATCCGACATTGTCCAAGATTTCTTCTATGCACATGTATGCATGGAAGGCTGGTCTTAAGACTGGTATGTACTATCTTCGATCTAAGGCTAAGGCTCGTCCGATTCAGTTTAGTCTCGAACCCGAATGTGTGGCATGCTCTGCTTAAAGTTTAGACACAAATGAAAACTATAATCATGGCGATCAAGTTTGACAAAGTTTTAGATGATATTAAGATTGCTGACTATAATAATAGAAAGATAGTCTTGTCCACTCAATCAGATGGTCCTATCCGATTTCAAATTCCAAAGATGTATATGCCCTTTGGTATTTCTGGCTTCACACCTGAAATTGGAAACAAAAAATTCAACGTTGACTTTTCAATGAGAGGATACGACGAAGAAGGAAGCATCATTAAACAATGTTATGAAGTTCTTCGAAGCATCGAAGACAAAATTATCGACAGCGTCGTCGAACAAAGTGAAGCGATTTTTGACAAGAAGATGACTCGTGAAGAAATTGTTCCACTTTTCAACTCTAACATCAAAGAAACCATTGGTCGTGAACCAAAGTTTAGAGTCAAAGTGGATACCGATTACGAGGGTAAAATTAAACCTATGATCTACGATCAAGAAAAGAAAGATATTAGGACAGTTGCCGAGGACGGTCTGCATTCAAAAAGTACTGGATCTGCTATTGTTGAATTGAATAGCGTATACTTTTTGAACAAGAAGTTCGGGTGTACTTGGAAGTTGTACCAACTCATGGTCTCTGATATTCAAAGACTAAAGGGTTTCCAAATTGTTCTCAGCGACGACGAGTGATTATCTCGACGAAGCTTTTGATTGGTAAAGGAGGACTAGGCTTCTTTTTGTTTGTGTTGACAATAGGTTTATGTATCTTTTGTGTCAGATAGTCTATGGCCTTGGTCGGCATTATTACTTTACTTTGAGACTTTATTATTGAGCAGTAATATATGGTATATGGCCTGTGACTGCTTGAGAAGGACACCTTGTATTTTCATAAATGACTTTGGGTTGAGACCCATTTTAATTTTTGCCAGTCGCACCGATTCATCCCACAGTGCGAGTGTCATTTGTAATGTTGTGATATTTTTTTACATAGTACCACCTGCTCGGTTGAAGTTTAATTTTTTTGCATCCATTAATACTTTATATGGATCTTCACCTCGTTCAAGACGGTTCAAGAATTTTTTGCGTTCTTGTCCACGTGTTCTAATACGCTTCATCCTTTCAATCTGAAGTTTAACATTCTTTCTTCTCTGATCTCCGACACTTTTGGGTCGTCTTGGACTCACAATTACTTTAATTTTGGGAGTTTGTTGTTTCATTTTTTTGGATTTAGGAACACTTGTCGTCGCCGTCATTCTTCTTTTCTCGGCTTCCTTTTGTCTTCGTGCTTTGTTCTCAGCTTCCTTTTGTCTTCGTGCCGTGTTCTCAGCCTCTTTTTTCTCTTTATTCTCAGCTTCCTTTTGTCTTCGTGCCGTGTTCTCAGCTTCCTTTTGTCTTCGTGCTCTGTTCTCAGCTTCTTTTTGAAGACGAGCTTCCATCTGCTTTCGTGCTCTGTTCTGGGCTTCCTTTTGTCTTCGTGCTCTGTTCTCAGCTTCTTTTTGTTTTTGTCTACGAACCATCGCGCGCTGTAAACGATTTAATGTTTCTTTACGGTATTTATTTGTTTCATTTTTCTTAATGATAGCAGTTTGAAGCTTGTTTAATACTTCGATCCGTTTTTTATTATTTTCAATTGGAATTTTTTTCCTTTGTTCTTCTTGGTTCTTCTTCTTCTTTTGTTCAAGTTCAAGATTCCTCTTCCTTTGTTCTTCTTGGTTCTTCTTCTTTTGTTCAAGTTCAAGGTTCTTCTTCTTTTGTTCTTCTTGGTTCTTCTTCTTTTGTTCAAGTTCAAGGTTCCCCTTCCTTTGTTCTTCTTGGTTCTTCTTCTTTTGTTCAAGTTCAAGGTTCCTCTTCTTTTGTTTTTCTTGGTTCTTTTTCTTCTTTTGTTCAAGTTCAAGGTTTCTCTTCTTTTGTTCTCGATTCTTTTTTATTTGTTGTTCAATTTCCTTCTTTTTCTTTTCTTCTTCTCGGGTACGTTTTTCACGATTACGCTTTTCTTGAATTTTACGATTAAGTTCAAGTTGTTTGAATTTTCTAGACATTTCTACATCGCGTGCTTGTTCACGGCGTTTACTATTTTCTTCTTGTTCACGACGTTTTCTTTCTCTATTTTCAATTTGGCGTTGTCGTCTAGTTTCTTCTTCCTTCTTCTTACGCTCTTGTTCTTCAATCTTACGAAGTCTTTTATTTTCTTCTTCCTTCTTCTTACGCTCTTGTTCTTCAATCTTACGAAGTCTTTTATTTTCTTCTTCCTTCTTCTTACGCTCTTGTTCTTCAATATTACGAAGTCTTTTTTCTTCCTTTTCTTTCTTTTTACGTTCAGTGTTTTCTATTTTTTGTCTTCGTTTGTTTTCTTTCTCAACTTTAATTCTCGTGTCGTAATTCAACTTTCTTCTAAATTTCTCTTGTTCTTTATCACGTTTTTCAATTTTCTTATTTTCTTCTTGTTTACGTTTTAAACGTTCGGCTTCTTCTTTTTTGCGTTCTTTCTTTTCTTCTTCTTCCTTTTTAATTCTGTTTCGTTCGCGTTTTTCGCGTTCTTTCTTTTCTTCTTCTTCCTTTTTAATTCTGTTTCGATCGCGTTTTTCGCGTTCTTCCTTTTCTTCTTCTTCCTTTTTAATTCTGTTTCGTTCGCGTTTTTCGCGTTCTTTGTTGGTTATATTTTTTTCTTTCAACACATTTGAAATATTTACCCTTTGTTTCTTTTCTACGACAAAATTTTCCACCAAACGATTCTCTTTGATTATCTTGTTAGTTTCTTGCTCTTTCTTCTTTCGGTTGGCTTCTTCTTGCTCTTTGTTCTTTCGGTTAGCTTCTTCTTGCTCTTTCTTCTTTCGGTTGGCTTCTTCTTGCTCTTTGTTCTTTCGGTTAGCTTCTTCTTGCTCTTTCTTCTTTCGGTTGGCTTCTTCTTGCTCTTTCTTTATTTGTTCGCGTTCAGCGTTCTCTTTATTTTTTTCATTTTTCATTTTAGTATTTAAGAAATTTTTAAGATCATTCTTTTTAGGAACATTTTTAGATTTTTCGTATGTTTGAAGATTTTTTACCATGTTGAATTTTTCTAGACGAATAATTTCTTTCTTTTTTTCATCTCTTTGTTTAATGAAATTTGGTGTTTCTTTAAAAAATATACTCGGTTCTTTTTTACCCGTAATAAATCTAGGTGCTTCTCCACCACGCGTAAAAAGTTGATTGGGAAATTTAACGGTAGAAGTTCTATTCGTGTTCACATTTTGACGTTGGTTGTTCGTGTTCGTGTTCACATTTTGTCGTTGGTTGTTCATGTTCATGTTCATGTTCACATTTTGTCGTTGGTTGTTCGTGTTCACATTTTGTCGTTGGTTGTTCGTGTTCGTGTTCACATTTTGTCGTTGGTTGTTCATGTTCATGTTCATCTTCATGACTGGTTCACGTTTTGTCACAGTCCTTGCAAAACGAATGGGTTCGCGGATGCCCATTGTCTTCATTCGCCCACCGATAAGATCCCTGAGTTGGCTTTTCGTGTACGAATCTAATTTTTTGATTCCAATTTTACGGGCAATTCTTCGAAGATCCTTCAAAAGTGTTGTCGTGGAAAACAATAGATTGTAATCTTTCTGTGAAAGTGGTGACCTTTTATCCAACAAATGTGTTCTATCTTTGGTCATGACCAAAGGTGGCAAAGGTAATTGCCCATTCTGCATGGATGCATAAGCTTCACACAACTCTTCCCTGGAAAGTTTGATATCGACCCCCATGTTTGTCTTGACAAACTGTCTGAGGTTCCCAATATTAATAGAAGGGTCACAAACTGTCTCCATATTAATATTGGGTTACATTATTTTTCCCATATTCATAAGTCGTAATTTATCTTCATAACTCATATTAAAGTCAAATATATTCACATCACCTATATCTAATTTTATCATATTACATTTTTCATCATATTTTAGTCTATTTTTAATCGAGGATCTTATGAGTGCTTCCAGAAAATCTTTGGGTGTATTCAAGTGTTCTTGGTATATTTCATCCATTTTTATTGTAATACATGTAACTTCATGTGGTTTTTTATCTAGAAATGGAGCCATGGGATATTCTTCAGCTGTTCCACCATCAACGTATGTTTGACCACGATATTCCGATGACGCAAATATAAGAGGTATCGCTATACTCATGCACACCGCGTCAATCACTTTCATGTCTGGATGTGTATCTTTCGAAAAATATTCAGTCCTTGAAGTGTTAAGACAAAATGAAGATATGTATATCTTTTTCGAAAGTTCTCCAAAAGTTGGATCACACCCACATATTTCAACCAATTTTTCGCGTATCGGATCAATCTCAACAAAACCAAATTTGTTAAAGAAAGATCCAATATTTAATTTAACAAAATTGGAGATATCTATAGAAAGTGATGCATCTATGATGTCATCAATCGAAATTCCGATAGCCCAAAATAGTGCTAGAATGGAACCAGCCGAAGACCCGGATATCTCTTTCACTTGATCCATTTTATCTTCCATTGACTTTAGAGCACCCATCATTGCGTAGATACCCATGGAAGCTGGACCAAGAACAAGGTACTTCATTCTCCTACTTAATAGAAAGTAGGAAATTGCTTGCGAAGCAACGCAAACACCACGGCGAAAACGACCGTATGGGTCAACGCCGCAGGCACACTGGTTTGACCAGACATAAAGAGACCGTTGCTTCCTTGCGGGATGGTCAACAAAATACCCGGGCTGAGAGCCAAGAACAGAGTAGTCGTCACCAACAAATCGGTCTTCGTGAGCACGAGACCCAACGCACGAGCGATGATCGAGTACACGAGGAAGAACACGAGGGCGTGGAACATGACGGCACTTTGGCTGGTCTTTCCGTTCATGAGACGGATGTTTCTGCCCGACGTGGTGAGCAAAACGCCGGGGCTGAGAGCCAAAAAAAGAGCGGCTGGGATGGCAACTTTCTGGGACGTAATATCGGGCAACATTTGTTATATAGTTAGATTATTTTCACCTGGAGTGTTCAAAAGCAAATTTAACCCAGTGATCAAATGTAGCGCCATACATAAATTCGGTGTGTAAATCTGCATCAACCAAAAATTCTTGAATATGTCTCCAAATGTATGAAAGTTGTGATTCATATGGTATCCATACAAAGTCACAATCGTCGATGTGATCATTATAACAAAATTCTGCAAAGTCAGAAAATGTACAATCGGACATGAGTTCATGTTCTAAAAATCCATCGCGTAGGAGTTGTTGTATAACGTCCCACAAATACCAAAGTTCATCTGAGTATTTAATTTGCCAATCTTCAACACTAAGATGAATGTCGTCTTCGAGTTCTTCATCATCACTTGGATCTGTGTCAAAACCCTCGTTCGCTTCGTAAACATACTGACTCCAAACCATGATTGTTACTTACTACTTATTCTTCCTTACCCTTTATACCTGTTATGGAGATGGAAACTGATTCCTTAATCTTAAGATTGTCCTGGATAGCATTCATAGCACCCTCAACTTGTGCTTCATTACCACCAAAAAATATACCGAGACCATCTTTCACGGCATCCTTGGTCATACTAGATTTTCTATTTGTTTTTCGTAACGAAATTTTTCCCTTTCTCAAGTTGATGGTATCAATACCTTGATCAACCATACATTTCTTAATGTTTTCCTTGAGTTGTTTTTCAGCTTGGTTCAACACTTTAATATCAGATTTAGCTTCTTTGAGCTGTTTGGCAAGTTCAACCAATTTGGAGACATTTTCAGAGAGGTCGTTACTGACTTCAGTCATTTGTAATTATTATACGCTAATCTTTAAGCACAAAGTCCGCGTTGCATCAAATCCGGAGTAATGGTGGAGTTGTTCCAGACGTACGCATCCTTGGAGACCGGCGGTTCCGAGCGGATTTGTTGGTTGGCATTGCGGAGAGCACCACCGACCGTTTCCGGCACGCCAATTTGCTGTCTCGGTTCGAGGAAGTTTTGACCCTTGAGGATGTCTTCCGGGGCAAATTCACCGAAGTCGTCCTGGGACGCAACTTCACGGGGCAACAAAGAAGACGCCAAGCCGGTGCCGTTCTTCATGACAAGTTCTTCCGGTTGAGATTCAACCGTGGCATACGCACGTTCTTGGATACGGTAAGTAGAGGTACCATTGTTCATGTTGACCAAAAGGTACACAACAATCGCGATCGCAGCCAACATGACAACATTTCTCATGGTGAGACCCTTCTTCATCTTTTATATACAGTCTACAAATTTTTTTTAATGGTCAATATATTCGTCTGGGTATTCATCTTGAACTTCCGGCTCTGGTTCAACCTCGGGCTCCGGCTCGGGCTCCGGTTCGGTCATGTCTCTGACCTGGACAACATTCCAAATCGGACCATACGCCTTCTTGGCAAACCAAAGACCAGCGAATTCGAGAAGTGCCTTGACCTTGGTTTCATCTTCGATAGCAGCAATTTCGATCGAGTGCTTGTCATAGTTGAAAGTCTTGGTAGCGGAAATGATGTCTGCTGTGACCTGGGAGCACAAAACAGACGTGGTGTAAGCATGTTCAAGAGTAGCATCGGCCATCTTCTTGCCAAACCACTCTTCGGAATTTTCCTTGGCGGCTTCAATGTTAAGAGTGTCAACCTCCTGGAACTTCGATTCATCTTTGACTGTAAACGTGAGTTCACCTGAATCCACCTTCACATTACCTTCCAAAGGAACAAAATATTTCTTTTTGTCATCGGTGTAAGCCTTGACGATATAGAGGCCTTCATCGTTCTTGGTGGGTTTAGAGTAGAACATCGTTTATATGACCATCAGTCTATTTCTTTAAACCAATGAAAGGTATCTGAGCTGAGTGTTTCAATATGATTTTGGGTACCCATTTGTCACGTACTGGGTTGTACCCATACAATGGTGGGTTTTCAAGTATAGATTCGGTTACGTTTCTTGGTTGGTTAGGTCTGAGATTGTACTCATTACCTATGTAACGCTTTGTTCGATCCTTTACCCATTTCATGTTATCAAGATTGAATCGCATATTTCCATTTGTATTGGAGTATCCTGGTACCGTCATATTGCTTGTAGAAGTTTTGAGACCGTACAAAAACTTCTTGGACAACGTTTCCAAGGATGGTTTTGTTGTGTACTTTTCGTACCTTTTAGGATTAATCTTTGAAGCTGACAACATGCTCACACGAGTCTTTGAAAGATCTTTTCTTGCGGGTGTGAAATTAATTTTCTGAGCAGCTTTGAAAATCTTTTCAATGTTATCTGTCTGAGCGACTTGATTCGTATTTGTTAACATCTTCGTGAGTCTGAACAATCGTTGTTTATCTTTTTGAATCTTCTCAGGTCTAAGACCAAGACGCTGCATCAAGTAGATATCATCAATCAAAAACTTTTTGCCAGCGATATAAATATTTTTATCGGACACCAACTTATTTGTGTGACGGTTCATGTACGTGAATCCCTTGCGTCTAGTATCTATGATCTCGTAACCAAATTCACCTGGACGCATAAATGGAATATCCAAGAAGCCACCGAGTACACGTTCTTCGATGACACCCTTTTCGATGGAGTATGCTCTTATGTTCAAGTCGAGAGCAAACAATTCAACATCGATGAGAACGTCACCTTTAGACACTTTTGAATTCGAAGCCATCTTTTTCTTTTTGATCAAAGTATATCTTCGAGTGACAACTGGGCCATTGTTTACAGGTTTTATCCCGAGGAACGTTGCAAGTTTCAAATCGGTCGTGAGTCTTTTTTTCACTTCCTTGTCAATCTTCACACATATTTCACCAAGTTTATTCCATAACATCAACTTGATGGCTTGAAGTTTTCCAAAATACTTTGTGTCATAACGTACCCGAGGAACAAATTTTGTGTCAATGTCACTCGTGACTATTCTATCTTCTTTGTTTACGTAGTAATTGAAAGCTTCACCTCCCGAGACAATCATATCTCCCATGGGTTCCATGAAAATTGTCAGATCACTCACAGTTTTCAGAATAATATCACGCGTCGTATCTGTGACGAAAGCATACAACATCTTTTCAAATGTTTCATTTTTGTAGACTCTTGAAACTCTGGACCGAAAAGATTTTATGTCTCCATTTTCATAATACTTTTCTAATACGGGATCGTTGAAGAAAAAATTCTTCTTCACGAACTTGTTTATCGTAACATCGGTGTAGATGTACGGATCCATATTATAATCTACACATATAAAAAATGGACTGCTACAGAGACACTTGCATGACCACGGAAAAATGTAGATGCTACGCCCTGATAGGCAAGGGTGACTCGAAGTCTAATCAAGTGTGTGCTCATAAACGCGGTGACAGGTACTTCTTGTGTGAAGCGAGCTGCTGCAAAGGTGGCTGTCCAGGACAGTGTTCTGGTGTGCTAGCTAAAACACCATACGGCGTTATCGATAAAATTACAAGTTTAGAAGTTGATAATCGTCGTATACTCATGTGGGTAGGTATTATTGTAGCTGTTCTCGTATTCATGAGCACCATCGCATTATTTTAGACGCTTAAAGATATCAAACCTAAACTAAACATAAGATGTCTCTTGAAAACATTCAAACTGAACTCACTGCCATCCGCTCTGAAATCAAGTCTTTGACCAAGATTGTCCGTAAGATCAAGTCTAAGCAAGACGATCCGAACGGTGAAAAGGCGAAGAAGCGTGCTGAAAACAACGGCTTCAACCGCAAGCAAAAGGTCAGCGACAAGCTCCGTGATTTTCTCGGTCTTAAGAAGAACGAACTCGTGTCCCGAAGTGAAGTCACCAAGGCTATCAATAAGTACATCACTGAAAAGGGTCTCAAGCATCCTGATAACGGTCGCGTCCTTGTCATGGATGATAAGCTCCGCGATCTCCTTCAACCGGGTGATGTCCAAGTCACGTACCTTAACCTCCAAAAGTTCTTGAGCCCGCACTACATCAAGGAAGATAAAGCTTAGACACCAACTCATAATAAACAAAGCATGAACATCCAACAGTTTCAAATTGAAGACCTTGTTGGTACAAAGATTAAAAACTTAACTTTGTACCAGAAAGCTTTTACTCACAAATCCGCCATCAAGGAATATGATGAACTCACAGATTCGTTTGAAACACTTGAGTTCATGGGTGATTCAGTTTTAGGTTTTGTCATTACAAAGTTTTTGTTTGACAAGTATGAAGAAAAACAAGAAGGATTCTTAACAAAAGCTCGAACAAAGTTAGTGAGAAGTGAAACTCTTGCAGCTATCGCTCACAAACTTGGACTACACAATCTTGTTTTGATGGATGAAAAGGGTATGCGTAATGGGTGGAATAGCAATCCAAAAATTCTAGAAGATGTCTTTGAAGCATTAGTTGGTGCCATATATTTAGATCTCGGGCTAGCACACGTAAAACAATTCATTCTTAGAATTTATGAAAATCCTCGAATGATTGACATGCGATCCATCATGGTTGATGACAACTACAAAGATCATCTGATGCGTTACTGTCAGACAAACAATTTACCTCTCCCAGATTATCGTGTCACTACACACGAAAATGGAATTTTTGTCATAGATGTTTTTGTTGATAATGTATTCTTAGGTCGAGGAGCAGCCAAAAGTAAAAAACAAGCTGAGCAATACGCTGCGAGGTCTTACTTTTACCCACCTGCAATGAGGTTAAAAAACAAACCGCATAGATAAGTAACATGCATCCCAACGTCAAGGCACTCATTGAAAGGGAATACGCGGCACAAAAGTCTGAAGAATGGTTAGCTCTCCGGGGAAATATGCTGACTGCTTCGGATGCTGCGACAGCTATAGGTAAAAATAAGTACCAAACACCATTCGATCTCCTTTTGAAAAAATGTGGCAAGGGAGAGAAGTTTACTGGTAACGAAGCCACTCGCCATGGTGAAAAATACGAAGACGAAGCTCGGATTCTCTATGAAGAAAGACATGGGGAAGTTGTACATGAAATTGGTCTCGTGCCTCACCCCGTCCACTCATGGCTTGGTGGAAGTCCTGATGGTGTCAGCGAAAGTGGAAAGCTCGTTGAAATTAAGTGCCCTATGTCTCGCAAAATTGAAGCATGTGTTCCAGAACATTATATGCCTCAACTACAATTATGTATGGAGATTTTAGACCTTGAAGAAGCAGATTTTATTCAATATAAACCCGCTGAGACAAATTGGCCTCGACCAGAAGAGTTTGTCGTTGTCAATGTAAAGAGAGATCGGGAATGGTGGAACACCTACCTCCCGGTCATGCGTGAATTTTGGGACAAAGTTCTATATCACCGCGAACATGGTATCGAAGAACCAGAACCCAAGCCGAAGCGAACTCGTAAAAAGAAGCATGAGGAACCTACTCCATGTGAAATTATGGAAATGTCGGGTGATGAACACCTAAGTCAATGAAGTCCTGAGGCGACATCACACTATGATTGAACAACAATACAACCAAGCCAAATCACTTCTTGCTGCGAGGCTTTATGCTCCCTATCAGCAAGAAGGTGTTCTATGGATGCTCACAATGGAAAAGAATGAAGGTAGACCCAAAGGCGGATTTTTGTGTGATGAAATGGGTCTCGGAAAAACGATTCAACTTATCGCGACTATATTGGGAAATAAAAAGAAGCGAACACTCGTCGTTGTACCAAAGTCGATCGTATCGCAATGGGTTAACGAAGTTCGAAAGTTTGCGCCTTCACTGTCATGCAAAGAATGGGATCGAGATGTTAACGCTGATGTAATCATTGTTCCATATTCAATGGTTGGTAAAGTCGAACCAGTTAAGTGGGACAGAATTATTCTTGATGAAGCTCACGAAATTAGAAACCGAAGTTCAAAAATATTTCGAACGGTCTGTTCTATCAAAGCTGACATTCGGTGGGTTGTCACGGGTACACCAGTCTTTAATTCGATCAGTGATTTTGTTTCACTCTGTCAGTTCATCGGTATCTCGAAAGCCTTGGTTCAAGGCATGACCAACAAAGTCAAAGATATCTACATTCTTCGAAGGACCAAAGAAGATCGAGCTTTACCTTCGTGTTATTTTGACAATGTTGAGTTGGACATGTACAAAGAAGAGCGACAACTTTATGATTTTGTTTTCAAAGATGCACAAGACACCATCAAAGAAATTTTCAAAACTTCAGTCAATTTGAATGCAAAAAATATGCAACTATTGGAATGTCTCCTTCGAGCGAGACAGTGTTGCATCTGGCCACAGATGTACTATGACGGTGTATACGAAGAACCCGAAGAGTGGGTTGCCCCATCCAAGAAGATGGAAACTTTATTAGATATGATTCGTTCTCACCCCACTGAAAAGTCACTTGTATTTTGCCAGTTCATATCTGAAATGAATTACATACAAAGTCAACTTGATTGTCCAGTTTTTAGAATTGATGGTTCGGTATCCAAAGATTTGAGAGATCAACAAATCAAAGAATTTAGAAAGGCATCCAGTGATGCTGTATTCATAATTCAAATAAAGTCGGGTGGACAAGGTCTCAATCTCCAAGAAGCAACCCGTGTGTATATCACATCTCCATCTTGGAACCCCGCGACAGAACTTCAGGCAGTCGGTCGAAGTCATAGAAATGGACAGACCAAGCCAGTCTATGTCAAAAAATTTATTTACAAAGACACCGTCGAAGAAGAAATGGTCGCACTTCAAGGTCACAAGTCTGTCGTGTGCGCAGAAGTTCTGAATGATAAAAGACTTGAAGATCAGATACCAGTCAAAGAAAGAAAAAGTACCATGTCAATCTTGGACATTAAGAAAATTTTCCGAGCATAATGTAAAATGATGAAAGATATTGGAAGCCGAGCTGAAGTTTTCCATGGAACTGCTAACAAGACCCCCGGTGGTCTCAAGAAGAAGGATCTCGTGCAATCTCAGGACGGTCGCATCAAGAGCAAGGCTGCGTCTTGTGCCGCTTTGGGTCGTCTGAAGCGTGAAGGTAAGAAGGCGATGGTCAACGTGTTCAAGCCGAAGGCCAATGGCTTCAAGCTCCAACCGAAGGCGGGTACCAAGGAATACAACAAGAAGATCAAGAAGATGAACGCGTAAATTTTCTATGTTACAAATAGAATGAAGGTGAGAATTCCAATTAGTAACAGTGGCATTATGAGCGCTCACGGATATGAAAACGTGCGTGAAAAAACCGAGCTCGCGAGACATCGAGCTTTGGCCCGAGTCATTCGAGCGGGTGAACCAGCACTTGGATTGTTCAGACGTCTTAATGTTTTGATGATTCTCTTTAAGAGAACTGATCCCAAATTGAGTAAAATATTTAAAAAGGATCGTGATTGGGTTAAAGAAAAGTACTTAAAGTAAGGTAATGGAAAGTTGCGGGGTATGCTGCGAAACTTTCAATAAAACAACTCACAAAAAAGTTGAGTGCCCTTTTTGTGATTTGCTAAGTTGTCGCACGTGTTGTCAAACATATTTAGTATCTACTTCCGAAGACCCACATTGTATGGGTTGTAAAAAACTATGGAATCGTGAATTTGTAGATAGCTTTTGCACCAAGAAATTTAGGAACAATGATTTAAGAATACACCGTGAAAATGTTTTGTTTGAACGCGAAAAGATACGCATGCCAGAAACACAACCAGAAGTTGAACGTATATTAGCCATGCGTGAATTAAATTTTATACTCACCAAACAAAGAGAACGTCTCATCAAGTTGCACAATAGATATACACGTGAAGGTATTTCAATTGAAGATCGAAAAAGTATGAAAGAACTTCAAGATCTAAATACTGAAATGACACAAACATTCGAAGATTTAAATAGACTTCGAAACGGTGGAATAGTCTACGGAGAAAAAAGTAGTGTACTCGTGCGAAAGTGTCCACTCGAAGATTGTAAAGGATTTTTGAATGAAGATTGGTTTTGTGGTCTATGCAAAAATAATTTTTGTGAACACTGTAATGAAAATATTGAAGAAGGTCATGTGTGTGACCCGAATACTGTCAAGACTATGAAACTTTTGAAGAAAGATACAAAGTCATGCCCCAAATGTGGAACCATGATTTATAAGATAGATGGGTGTTCACAGATGTGGTGCCCAGATTGTCACACAGCTTTTGATTGGCGAACAGGTAAAATTGAAGTTGGAAGAATTCATAATCCACATTACATCGAATTCAAAAATAAATTTTCATTGAGTCGTGAGCACGGAGACATTCCGTGTGGTGGTGTACCAGACTTTGGTGAACTTCACCTCAATAAATTTATGACAAGCGTTCGGCGTGTCATAAGTCAATACAATAGAGACATACATTTTAGGTACGATGAAATCCATGATACAGATAACAGATGGTTAAGAATTGTGTATATGTTGAACGACATGACTGAAGACATATTTAAGCGAGAACTTCAGAGACGTGATAAACAACGTGAAAAACATCGGGACATTCGAAATTTGTTTCAGATGTTTGTAGATACAGCTGGAGATTTATTGAGACAATTTGTTTTGGATCGTAAAAAATATTACGAAATTAGAGATTTACTTATAAAGTTGGTTGGGTATGTAAATATCGAGATAGGAAAGATTCATAAAAGGTATAACTGTGTTGTGCCATACAAGCTATTGATAGAATAGTTATTCACCCCATAGGTAACTCAAACTTCTGGAAGATGATATTCTCACAAACTTTAAGGGCCACCAAGATGTCCACATCTAATGTAGATAAGGAAAAGAAATGAGGGAACTTAGAAAACCATCATGGTGGTACCGCATACAATATTTAGAGGATAGCCACGTGTGTAAGATATGGTTGATGTCGAGGCTCTCGCCAAAAAGATATATTCTCAACTGGGAGCTGGGTACAGTGAGAGAGTATATCATAATGCAATGGAAGTTTTATTAAGACAATATGGCATACAATACGAATCCGAAAGAATAGTTCCCATACCATTTGATGGTCATGTTATAGGAAATCTCAGAGCTGACATCATCATAAACAATACGGTTATTCTCGAGTTCAAAACGATTAAGACTCTGAATGATCAAGCGGAGTTACAGGCTCGTAACTATCTTCGTCTGACTGGATTGAAGATTGCGTACCTGATAAACTATCCTCCGTTTCCGAATCGTCAGGTTGAGGTTCAATGTATTGTCCTTGAAGAAGAACAAAAAACGGAAACAATTTAGTCATCATCTTATAAAAAAATTGTGCTTCATCATAGTATTTTTTAGGATCTTGTAGGCCTTCAGTCAATAATTCATTGGCTCTTTGTAGGTGGTACTTTGCTTCATCTACACAGAACTGATTATATTTGTCCATTAAATACATTAATTGTCACGTCTTTAATTAAACAGTGGGTATGAATTCCCATCTTAAGTCTTTACATATGAGTCTCCATATTTGATCTTGTGTGTAAAGTTTCTCCTTCGATTTTAACAATGGAAAGTATTGAAGGTATTCATCTTCACCCAAGAGTTCACAAAATTTATAAAGAACGTAGGAGTAACTTAAAAAGTTTTTTCGATCTTTGGGGCAATTATCATCAAAGGGTTTTTGGATGTCCTTGAACATGATCCGAAGTCGTTCTTCAAGTTCTTGTGCCATGTTTGGAGGTTTGATTCCATTCAGCATATTTGTGATGTAAGGGACGTGCTCGTAAAATTTATTCCACTTCAACTTTTTGAGAAGCCCTCTAATCTTTGCATGTGTGATGTCTTCCATGTTTTTGATTTTCATCTTCTTGAGTTCTGCCCGTAACTGATCTATGACTTCATCGGGGATCGTTGTCATCTCTTGTGCTTGAAATTGACTGAGCCATTCATTGAAGTGATTTTCTCTTTTATAGGAATAGTTGATAATCTTTTCAAAAAATTCCCGCTCTTCCTTGTATGTAGGTTCTTCATTATTAAGAACTGTCGCCACTAGACCACATCTATCACACACTGCTTCACTCGTCTCACTAAAGAAAATTATATTGCTGTCTTCGCAATTTTTACACGCCTCTCTTTTCTTCTGTTGAGGTTTGTGTATATTCTGTTTCTCGACTTCTATGAGATATTCTGTGAATATATCTTTACGTTTAATACCATTTGTCTCGACAACGTTGAAAATATTATCTGTCGTCGAAACTTCTTCGGTATCTTCCGTATATTTGTTCATGTAAGGCATACACTGGATTATGTAATCACTCATATCAGATTCATATTGATTTCGAGATCTCGGATCTTCGTCTATAAGTGTTTTCCAATTTTCTAGTCTATTGTTATATCTACTTAAAAAGTTACCTTCCATTACTATAAATGAATACTCTTCGCAATCTTTTAAGCCATCTCATTATATGGGTGTATTCAATCTATAGGAGGATATTTGATGTACCCGACTTTAACATTATATCTAGAGAACTTGAATATTCTATCGACCCTTCAATTGAATATGTCGTCGACGAAGGTGGATTCTGGCACAAAGAGTCCATGGATTGGAAAGGAGAAATTCTTGATAACTACTTTGTCGATGTAACAAACATTCCATACTATGACGAAAAAATTCCAGAAAATGTGAAAAAGACTACTCTTCGCATTAAATATTGGTATGGAAACAAACAATACAAGTTCATAACTAATGATATCAAGTCAGAGTGGCCAGTCACATTTGAGAATACAATCAATTTTAATATTCCGTTGATGAGTGCAACTCTGCTTGATGTTAATAATGAACCTGTACGAGACATCACAAACAAGGTCAGACGGTATTCGGGTCCTAAGAACGATTTCCACGGGCAAAACGTACCTATCAAGGATATGTTATATTATGAAGATGATACTCTTAAGAATGAGTATCCTAAAATTAAATTGGTGAATGTCATTGGTATGTCAAAGACTGTGTCTACATACGAAGATGTGATTACTAGTCTTCGGATACCTTAGAGGCTAAATAAAATTTAAGTTCACCAAGATCGGCAACGTTGTATTTTAATATCAAAAACTTACTACCAGGTTCCTGCATTAACTGCACAGTCGAGCACATACCCGTTGCTTTTGTAAACGTGTTCATGTATCTAAGAGAATACAATCCTGAAATGCTCGGACTTTCATCCACACATTCAATCGAGGTCTCTTGATTTGCGAAATCACCCGTACATTTCATGGTTAACAAATTATTTTCACGAGTGATCTCAATGTTGACGCCAATATTTGACATGTCTCGACACATCCTCTGGAAGTCTGCAGATTGCATGGTCGTGACAGTGGTCATGTTAATGTCCGGAACCTGAATTCTGTTCTCATTGATATCCAGAAGTTTAAGTTGAAAGTTTGTCGTTGTCTTTTTGGCTTCACTCTTGATGTGAATATCCATAAATTCCTTGGACATCACACTCAATGTGAGAACATCATTATTCGTGATGGTCTTCAAAAGTTTGAACGTATTGGAAATGTTGATACCCGCCAAAATTTCATGTTCACATTCGTATTCATCAAAGTTGTCGGCCGCCAAGAAAACATCAACGAGTGCCACTCGAGCTGTATCAAGCGTTGTGATGTACATACCACTGGGCTTGAAATAGATATTGACATCATTGAGAATGTCTTTAAGAACTTCAAAAACAGACTTAATAGCTGATGCCTGTATAGTAACAAGTCTCATAACTAGACTTTAAGTGATTTATGTCTTTATATTATTATACGCTTCATTTACACTGCGATTTATCTTGGCTTCGAGGTCCTTGGTCATCGCGGGCTGTAGAGCCACACCGTAATTGTCTAAGTTGAAAGCATTGTCGTCGTCGTCTTTACCATCAAGTGATGTCATCGATCCGCCAAATGCACCAAACTCATAGTGAGTTAGTTCATTGTTTGGAAGCAAAGAGTTTAGCCAGTTTTTTATTTCGTTACCAACCAAAAGTTTTCCATTCTTTGTCAACATGGTGGGTACACGCGTGATACTCGACCTGTAATTATAAGGAATACCCTGGGTGTTTATGTTATGGAACTTCACCACCTGTTTCAGTTGTGGATTACTTTTGACATACTCAATAATATCCAGGCTATGTGGACAGTTTGGGCTATACACCAGAAGAGACATCTACTATAACTGACTCATTTATTTCTCAAAAAAAATTAACGCGTATATATTAGTAATGAACAACGTCTACATCCTGGTCGCATTGGTGATTGCACTCATCATCCTCTTTTTTCCGGGACAGAAGAAAACCCAGAGGGAAGTTGAAGTTGAAGAGATGTTGAAAACAGAAGACTACGTTGAAAAGAAGGCTGAAATCGGCCACAATCTTATGAACAAGATTGTCCTTGAAACAAACAGATACATTTCTGAAAAGTACAGAAAGCCAACTTACATCATCGAAACTATCGCCGCCAAGAAGTATGAACACCCATTGAAGAAGGATGTGTTCTATCGGTGTATGTTTATGGTCATGTCCAGAAAGGGTTTCGCATCTGGTTTTACCATCACGGTTGATATTCGTGTGGACCCCGGGATTAAAGTTATTGCGGTCACACGTCAACCCATTGATGTCGAACTTCCAGGTGACACAAAGCCGTATGAACAAGAAGACGTGGCTGCTCAAGAATTCTTCAAGTATGAACTCGTCAAGAAGAAAGTTGAGGTCACACCACTTGAGTTTAAATTGGCTAAAAATAAATTGAACTAATTGTAATGATCAATGTGTCGGATATAGTAAACATTGAAAGTAACCGCAAAAAGATCAAGAAAGAATTGTACAAAAAGATTTATGAACAGTTCTCTCGAAAGATTAAATACACAGTAGAGATGGGCGGTAAGCATGTTCTACTACGTGTTCCGTCTGTGGTCTTTGGGTATCCGACGTTCGATAGGTCTCAAGCGTGTATTTACTTGAAGAGACAACTCGAACTCGGTGGATTCAATGTATCATCAATATCAGAAATAGATCTTCATGTCACATGGAGTTCTCCACAGAAGGAAAAAACATCTGTTCCACGTGTCGAAGAAGAAGAATTTCCGTCATTCATAAATTTGAAGAAGATGGCAAACAAATACAGGGGAAATGGTGCGTGACACCCGTTTTAAAAAAAATTCCACTTAATGATAAATGGACATACTTGTCGAAGCGAAGAAGGAATATATTGGACAGCTTTGCACGGTTATGTGTCCACCTATGATTGAGGTTTTTGCTGAAATGTACGAAGAGGCTTCGTCAATGTCGAAGGGGCGTAAAGTTTTGATCATGTATCAAAAGTTGTTGAAGGAAGTTCCAAACTGGAGTAATGCGATGTCCAAGAAGCACACAGACAATATTGCATCTCGGTGTGCGTGGTTCAATGATCTTTTGGCGGCAGTTTTTGTCGCGTGTACTAAGATTTTGTCCTCGGTTCGATTGAATGCAGACAACAAGAAGATTGCGTTGAAGCTTCCGTCCAATGAAGTTTTCATTCAGACATGCTATAACAATATCGCAAAGGAACTATACAAAGATCCTTACATCTTCCATGAAGAACAATCTGAACATATTCGTGATGAGCAATTGAAGACACGTTTTTGTAAGTGCATCGAAGCTACCGTCAAAGAATTGATTCCGGTTCAACAAATTCTTCAAACTTACATGACTCAAACGGATCGTAACATTGATATCGGCGGTGAAGCCATGGAGACTGACACAGAAGATCCAGATGTGTACGACGAAGAATTTCCGGAACCGGAAGAAGCCACAGAGGCTGTTGAGCCAGAAGCGAGTCCAGAACTTGAACCTGAAGCGAGTCCAGAACTTGAACCTGAAGCGAGTCCAGAACTTGAACCTGAAGCGGGTCCCGTTCCTCCGATCTCGAGCCTCGCTAACGAGTTCAAGACCATCAAAAATGTTCAAGCACCCCCAGGTGAAACACCAGAAGAAGACGACGATATTCTCTTCGGTGACGCATCCGACGAGAGAACAAAAAAACTTGGTTATAATTAAATGGAACTGTCAGACTATCTCCGAGACCCAATGTGGGCTGGTCTCATTGCGGCCGGTATCACGGCTGGATACATTCACGCCAAGGCGAAACTTAATAACGAAGGTAAGCTCCCCAATAGTAGCTATGTGAAACCCGCTGTTCTCAATGCGATTCTCGTGTATTTTATCGTGGCCAACGGTTTAGGCCAACGCGAAACGATTTCCTCGGAGCCGTTCTAACTTAAAGATTTAATGTTAGTATTATACAGTAAAATGGCTTCGGTGACTGCATTCAATGATATGATGGGTCAATTTCTTGTGGAATTGCACAAGACTTTTCCAGAGGAAAAGGGAATCAAAAAATTTATGACGTCTTTTGATTTGCTCAAGTCGGCAAATCCGCGTAAGTGTGTCGAAGCGTACATGTCGGGTGTGTCGAAGTTTGCAACGAAGATTTCTCAAAAGGACGAAACCTTTTTTACCGAAGATATCAAGAACATTGAGTTTCTCCAAGACTTGAACATTGAAGAGTACTGGAATGAAAAGATGTCTGATGGTACGAAGAATGCTGTCTGGCAATATCTGCAAACGCTGTACATGCTCGGTACGACGATCACGGCGATCCCTCAAGAAACCTTGGCGGTCATTGAAAACGTGGCAAAGGATTGTGCCGACAAGATCCAGAGTGGTGACGGTCAGATCGACGAAAAGGCTTTGATGAGCATGTTTAGTAGCATGTTGAAAAAATAAACTCATACTATATAAATGAAGGTTTGGTTTGAAGACCCGCAAGAGCTCATCCGTACTGACAAGGTCTTGCAGTTCTGGCCTACTAATACCCAGTCGGGAGACGAGCGTGTGAACGCTGCGTCGAGATTTATCATTTATGCCGCGTGCTTTATTTATTTAATTCGTCGGGATCCCAGAATATTTGTTCTGGCCTCGACTGTTTTAGGTGTTCTTTATGTTATGTATAATTCCGGTATGGTCAAGGAAGGTGAAGCTCGTCCGACGCGTGTCGAAGAACAAGCAGAAGCTTCATGTCAGTTGCCGACTATGGATAACCCGATGGGTAACATGTTGCTTTCTGATTTTACGGATCGCCCGGATCGCCCATCGGCGTGCTATCATTCGAGCGTCAAGCGTGAACTCGATTCAACTTTGAACAGTCGTATGAAGTACACACCGGGTCGCTCCAGGACAGCTTTGCCTCAGTATCAAGTCAATGCGATGGCGAGACAGTTTGTATCTAACCCAGTAACAACGGCGGTTGGTGATCAAACTGGTTTTGCGGAATGGTGCTACGGTAAGAAATTCCAGCCGATGTGCAAGTCTGACACGAATTTCTGTAACCCGGATGCGAGAGGTGTTCAACTCGAAGCTTTTGCGGGTCTTGACGCAAGTGGTGATAAGAGAAGTGGTATGCATAGAGGTACTGTTCGTGCCGGTGAATAAATATTCTTATGTAATAATAAATGGCATACCAGTTGCAGCCCGGTTTGACACTTTTGCAGTATGATTCCGTTCCGGCTGTCAATGCGACAGAAGAAGTTTTTGTGTATCCACAGCCGAGTACTCTTAACCACTGCTGCCGTCCGTCTACCATGATTTACGGTACGGCTCCGTACATGGCTGGCAACGGCTCTCCGGCTCGTTACATTGAAGTAAGTGACCAACTCCGTCCTCAGTCGACGACGCGTTTTGGCAAGGTTTTGGTGAAGCCCCACGAAAGTGGTTACTTCCCGTTGAACAATGTCGAATGCAAGGTGCCACTTCGCACTCGAACTTACGAACCGTTGAGCACCCGTGCCCATATCCAGAACAGTATGTTTAACCAGCGATACATGCAATAATAAAAATGTTAACAAGAAGTAAGAATGGCAGACCCCGTGTCAGTGTTGGCCGTCGCCGGACTCATATATGCCGGCCGGAAGCTCAGTGAAGTTCCAGAACAGCCTCCTAAAAAAGTTAATGAGAAGCAACCGGAACTTTTTGAAACTGAATTTGAAGAGATTGAATTCACAGACCCTTTCAGAGACAGAAAAACCGAAGTCGACTCGTTTGCTGTTATTGCTCCGCAAAACCGAACGGGTGGTCAGGAGCTTTTAGAGATGCGAGGGCGTTTGTATGATCAAGGTCGCATGAATAACTTGTCCCCGGTCGAGAAGAAGTTGGTTGGTCCGGGTCTTGGTGTTGGTGCAGATGTTGAATCATTTGGTGGTTATCAACAAGTCTTCCGTGTGAACCCAGTGAACACTGGTGCGTACCGTCTTACTACTCTCCCGGGTCGTTCTGGTCCGGCTGTCGATACTCGTGGTGGCCGTCGTGCGGAAATTGGTGAAGTGAGCTACAACAAGCCCGAAAAGACGGCATACCTTCCGGAACGTCGTCCGCCGACGGGTGGACGTGCTCAAGGTATGTCTGGTTCGACGCCGCGCGCTTCTCACCAAAAGACTATGCGAACTACGAATCGCTCGGAGACCGGTCTTCGTACCGATGGTCTTGACCGCACACCGGGTAAGCGTTTCGTTTCGGGACAAACGATGCCCCAAGCACCTACCCGCAACAAGATGGATGTCAATGACTCTCAGTTCATGCATGTGAACAATCCATCTCCGGGTATTGCGAACTTCTATGGTGGTTACGTGAATGCGCCGGCCGCTATGATGAACAGTGAAGGTCCCGACAGTAGGGGTTACGGTGTTGATCAGTACGTGGCTTACGGTATGCGTCCAGTCGAGCGTCGTGCCAAGCCGAACCGTATGGGTAACCCAGGCCGTATGAATGTCCGCGAAAAGCCAATGAATCAACATGGTGTTTTGACGACCATCCGCCACGACAAGTCTCGTGTCGATGGTCGTATCAATGCTCCGAACGGTGGATGGATGCAACATTACAAGCAAAATGATTACCACGAACTCAACCCGTACAAGGGACACCTCAACCCGCATGTTACAGGTAATAGATTAGATTTGGCCAAGAACCAATTAGCACAAAACCCCTTTCATAACACAATTAACTAAATAAAAACACTCATTAAAATTTTATATGCAAATTTTAATGGAGGTCCATACCTTAGAGATCGATAGTAGTGAACGCGACTACGCAAAATATTCGGACCCATCGGATTACGTCATCGATTTGAAGAATCGAATCTATGACATCAGGAAAATTAGTTTGTTGTCTGCAAAAATTCCTTTGAGTCAAACTTTAATTCATGAAAGAAATAATACTTTTAGTATTGACAATATTGATATAGTTTTACCTAATAAGTCTTATACAGATGGTAATTTACTCGCGTATGACGTTCGGGCAGCTATAAATACGAGTGTCGGCGACTTTAGTTTTGTTGTTGAATACGATTCCAACTTGCATGCACTGACTTTTCAAAATGATGCTAGCCCAGATTCGAATATTTTCCAATTTGGAGATGGTACAAATGCTCGAATTAAAAATGGATTCGTGGACACACTTTCCAATGCTGCAACGAGTGATTACACCACACCACACCAAGTATTAGGCTTCCCTCCGCAAAATATTGAAATTGAGGCGGGTGACACTTACACGACCGGGAGTATCAATCTTCAAGGACCAAATTCGTTGATATTACGTCTGAGTTCCGGGTCCGACACGTTTAATAAAGATGTCTATGTTCGCGAACCATTCTACACGAGTCATATTTTGACAAGTGGTAATTCATTCATAAATTACAGTGGGGCTGATGATTCAGTAAAACACGATTTCTTTAGTGGACCTCAAAAATTCATCGAGAGTCTTCGTGTGCAATTTTTATACATGAGCAACGGTCGTCTCATTCCATACGATTTCAGAAACCAAGATCACATTTTGAAATTTGAAATCGAGTGTAACACGGGTAAATTCAAGTCGATAGCTGATCAGACAGCTCCGGATGTGGGTGTACTCCCACCGCCTATAAGCATCCCAGACTTTGAGGATCCTTATAGATGGAAACAGTATGTACTGATTTCAGTTATTGTTTTCATAGGTGTGTTCACCCTGATTGTCACTCGAAAAAGAACTTAGCGAGTGATGGCGTAGACCGGGCCAGACGGTTTTTGGACCTTCGGGGAAAGGCGGGAGATCACCAAGAACACGATCACGGAAAGGAGAGTCGTGAAAAGAGCCGTGAGACCGTAGTGGAGGCCACCGTTCTTTTGGACACGAACAACTTGGTTGATCGACCATCGGACGAGGTCCAACCAAGAGATCGCAGCCGCGAAGGAGAAGCCCGCAACAACGGAGTTCAAGGATTGCGTTTGGAGTTCTTGAGTCAAGAGCGTGACGGTTTCCATGGCAGCAGCCGACATTGTATTTATATTACATATGTAGAAAATTATTCGGGAAGCAGTTCGTCCTCTGATAAAATTTTTTTATATCGATCCTTATCTTTAGAATACCCCTTTGTGACCTGAAGTTCTTCTTCGTCATCATCGGAGTCGGACTCCGACTCTAACTCAGAGTCTTCATCAATCAGTTTAAATTCATCCGTTGACCAACCCACCGGCTCCATTACTATTAATAGCATTTTTTAACATCTCTTCTACCGGACTTTGTGGTTGCCAATTGTCCCACTTGTCATAGGCTTCATTAATTCGCTTGAACATTTCGTCATCACCCGAGTATCGTCCAAATGGTGGGCATTCAGATTCATCCACTTCTTCCAGTTCTTCTTCATCGTCAGATTCTTCTTCGTCATAAATTTCTGGAAAAAGTGACCCAATAGTTTCACCGACTGTGTACATGACACAATACTTGATAGCATATTCCATATCCTGTGCAAGAACTGTGCTTCTACCACACGCTTTGGCATATTCGCATGCGACGAGCATACTTTTTTCAAGCACAGGTGTCAATATATCCATGAGCGCGTTGGCTTGACGATCCTCGAATTCCCCCGAGGACTCACCAAAACCACTTTTCATCATCATTTTGTATTAAACAATACTCGAGCCATACCTTTATCTACTCTAAGTACATTGTAGCTTATAGCGTATGCATCAAGTGTCCGATCTTTTGTTGTGTTTTCAGTAACCTTCATCTTAATGAGTTGATTGTTAATTAAACTAAAGTTTACTTGACCAGTTGGGTAGTGCTTTTCTGGTTCACATGCGAAACTATATGAATAGAAACGTCTGATGAGAGGTGTCTTTGAGTGATGAATGGCTGGCTGAATAGCTTTCAAAAATATAAAGTTACCCGTGTACTCATCTAAGTATGGTGTATCATTCAAAGTAAGTTCAAGACTTTTGAGATTTTCGTAAAAGATTAACTTGTTTTCGGCAATCAAAGCATCATTATCATAATCAAACACGGATACAAAATCTTCGTACTGTCTAAGGTTTTCACGCTTTATTACAAAGTATAATTCTTTGACCGGGTTGATAAAGTCTAACCTAAACTTATGTTCTTCGATTGACTTTGGAATGTTGAATACGTTGTGTTGCACTTGTGTAATCACATAATCTTTACGTGTTCTCCTTAACAAATTTCTTTCATGATCATCAAGGAATGCCATCTCGAGACAAACTTTACAACTATTTATTTGATTCGGGTAAAGTTCTTTGATATCGGCGTCGACTGTAACTGTTTCTGTTACCTTCTGTGTTCGAAGTGTGCTTACACGTATAGTGTCGTTAGTTGGGCCATTTAACACATTCACGTAGTGTATCATAGATTTATTTACATCACCTACACCACCGGTGTTATCAGCGACTGACGTAAACAAAAATCTCTTCCATTCGGACCCCGTGTACACATATTTTCTTATGACTGTACCATTTGGTGCTGTATCTTGTCCTGATACATATGCAACCGCATTTCCATCTGAAGAAAGTATAAATCTTTTTAGTGTACTATTACCTAATACCGGAAACAATAGAGATTTCTGTTTCCATCCGAAACCATCGTATGAATATATGTATGTGTACGTAGGTGTTGCCACACCCATTATCGCACCATCGGTCGAAAATGAAATTTTATTCACATCCGAGATGTTTATATTTAAACCGGATTTTGTAAGATTATAATTTTCATCTATATTTTGAATTGTTAGTATATAGGTAGTAGAATCGTATGTAGCAAGTGTATTCAAGTCTAACGAAACATCGTACACGTTTGAATATTGTACCAACGTGTTTGACAATAAAACTGTTCCAGGATTTGATAGATCGTATGTGGTTATACCTCGTCCATAAACAGTAACTTTAGTTTCGTCTTCAGAAAACAAAACCCGCGTGACATCTTGAAGTGAGTGTGATTGTATATCATTTCTTGCGTTATCATTATCCGTGTCGACATAAAATATATTAATAAATCTGTTATTCAAAAATTTAAATACATAAACATTTGTCGTCGTGACTAATGAAAAATATGTACCATTTTTTGAAACAGCTAAAGAACTAATAGTTTCTGTATTTAATAAGAAACGTGTAGCATTACCATTTATAACAATTTTATAATCACCTGGGAACAGGTCACTGACTTCGTTTCTTTTATAAACAATTAAAGCATTTGAGTTGTTCACGTGAGCAATCATAACAAGACCGTTATCAGATAAAACAATGTCTTGAATATCATTGTATACTAAAAGTTGGTCTTGGCTCATAAGCCTTCCATAAGAACTATTTTCATTGAGCAAATATCTTTCCACTTGTTGTGTACTTAAACCTTGATAGCCAGCACCTAGTACTTGGCCACCTGTGTCTGTCACATCTTCTAAATTTTTGATAACAATGTCATCGTAGTTTTCTACAGATCTTGTAATCTCTTGAATTTTAATATATTCGGTAACAGAATCTGATTTTTTAATGATTAATATTGTCTGATCGTCACTCAGAGCTACGAAGTCGCCATTAAATGTCGCTTCATTACTTTTATAACGGTATACTTCAACCCAACTCGACGAACTTATATCATAGAGATATAACCTTCCAACACCTTGGTAAGAGTCGTTTCCTTCTTGATAAGTTTCATTAGAATTAAACACTAATATTGCGTCACCATCCTTTGTAAATTTGACTTTGTCGTATTCATATACACCGATTGTTTGTCCATAACGAACCCATTCGTCATTCAACTTTTCATATACGGTAAGGGTGGGGGTATTGGTGTTCACAATCATTTTTGACGCGTTATACGACAATTGTGCATCTTGAAAATCACCAATGAGTTGATTTGCAACTTGTGTTTGACTAACCAACGAAAATACAGTTACAAAAAAGTTTATGTTATCAGTTGTAAGTTTTACTATGGTAGATCCATCACCCGAAACGCTTCGAACACTGGTGTCACTCGTGAAATCATAATTTACTCCGTTCCACACCCAATATCCACTACCCACTTGAACAATCACATCTCCATCATCTGAAAATTGCACATTTGAAATATCAATGTTCGCATCTGATGCATTGTATGTATTCCAAACACCATTTTCATAACGATGGATGCCATCTGCGTTTATAACAGTGTTGAGTCCTTGAGAAACTTCACCAATACCACCGAATGTTGGTATGGTTGTATCCGTCAACTCCCCTCTGGCTAACCGTTTAAAAGTTGTTTCTGTATCACCGGAGTTCAACGCAAACGTCGTCCCATTTCTTGATGCCGCAATAACATTACTCGTAATGATGACATTGGATTGTAATTCATAATCTAGAATGACAGTCTCAATGGCTGTAGATGTGGGATCGGTCGTCTTGACAATACAATCTGAAATTTCTCGGAATTTAATTTCTATGCTCACTTCTTGGTAGCACATAGCACAAAGAGGTACGGCAAGTTCTGGATTTCTATAAAAGTAAAATGGAATATCAATAAACAATTTTTTGTTCGTCGTTGCTGGTCCGAGGTGACCCAAAATTACACCACTCGACACTGGAACATCAGATGTTCTATCTGGGTATTTACCAATCAATGTATTCAAAGCATTTTGCTTCGATTGTGTATAATTTTGTTCGGAATAGATTTGAAGATAATCACTTGGAATTCTTTGAACTCGTTCGTCCCCTATGTACATGTCTATACATTCAATCATCGCGTGACCAATCGATTCGACATAGCCAACGCGTGTTGTTTCTGCACCGGCAATAGGTGCGAGCTCCACGTCGAGACTGATGGTTTTCAAAAGATCACCTTGATCTTTGGGTATGGTAAGTCGGATAGTCTTTCCAAATTCCGCTTCGTTATCAATGTCCAACTTGACATAATTACTCGCATAATTTGTATGCTTTTTGAATAGCTGTACAAAATAGGAGTAGTCCGGGTCTTCTGTAAAGTATGCGTCCTGGACACCCCTTGTTGTAAGCTGAATTCGGCCAGCCATTACTACTATACCCGCTTAAAATTTTAAACCCGCAAGACCGCTTTCGATGTGTAAGACATTGTAACTTACCGCATAAATTTTTACTTTAGTAGAACCGGGTTTGTCAGTTTCAATACCAATGGTCATGAGTTTGTGGAAAATACGACTCATGTTCACTTGTCCTGTTGGATAATACACTTCTGGATCTTCTGCAAAACTATATGTAGCAAAGTTTGAAATGGTTGTCGGAGAATTCACATGTTTTACCAGAGCTTGTTGGTAATTTAAGAAATTGTAATCCATATCTATGATATTTGTATCGTTAAAGTCGAGTTTGAGTCTTGTAATTTTTTCGTACTCGTTAGGTGCTGCATTTTCGTTTGTAGCCAAGATGTAAAATTCCTTGACTGGATTTTTGAAATTTACCATAAAAGATTTTTCACTTTGTCCTTCGGTGAATGTTGCCTGTGAAACCTGAAGTTGTGTGATGACATATTCAAGTGGCATCGATCTTAGGTATGCCTGTTCTTCTGGTGTCACGAATGCAAACTCGGTATCAAGTGATGCGTTTTTCATACTTGCCGAGACACCCAACTCCGGTACACCGCCGTTTATCATCTCATCAAGATTTCTAAGTTTAATTCGGACTTCAACCAATTGTTTACTGAGAGCAATAGTTGGTATTGCCAGGCTCGGATTTCTATTAAAGTAAAACGGAAGATCAATAAAGAATGTGTACTCACCCGTAAAATCTAAAACTTCGTTGCCGTGACCATTCAAAAAATACAACGTTTGTTCGACATCGTCAATCGTGTTGTGAAGTTGTTGGTGCATATAGATGTATTCACCAGTCAGGCGTTCAATCAATTGTCCGCCAATATACAGGTCAGCAGTTTCTATAAGCTGTGAACAGACCGAGGGTACATAATTTAATAGATTACCATCACCATCTATCGGTTGTGTCAAAATAAATTTGACAGTCATACCCTTGATCAAGTCACCTTTATTTTGTGGAAGTGTACATTGGAGTTCTTCGCCAAAGTCAATGTTCCCGTCGAATGGTGTTTCAATTTGTTCAATCGAAAACTTTGTATGTCTTTTGAATGCCGTCAAAAAATATGAAAAATCTGGATCACCTGTAAGCCACTGATCCTGAACACCAGTCACAGCAAGCTTTACAGCTCCAGACATATCTACTATGTGTGAGTAAAATTTTATGAAATAAAACGGGACACTAACAGTAGAATGAACCTTCAACTGAGGAAATTCAACCCGGCGATTATGGATGACGATCGTATCTGCGTATTCATAGGAAAACGTAATACAGGTAAGTCCACATTAGTCAAGGATATCATGTACCATAAGAAACATATCCCAGCCGGAATAGTTTTATCAGGCACAGAAGAAGGCAACCATTTTTATGGTGAATTTATTCCAGACATTTGTGTGTATGGAGATTACGACGGTGAGGCGGTAGACCGCGTGTTAACTAGACAGAGAAAGCTTGTTGGTACCAAGGGTAAAAACAGAACAAACGGTGCATTCATCCTTCTGGACGACTGTATGTACGATTCAAAGTTTATAAAAGAAACTCGTATTCGACAATGTTTTATGAATGGTCGACACTTTAACATATTCTTTATGTTGACGATGCAGTATGTAATGGACCTCCCACCGGCATTGCGCGCCAATGTGGATTATGTATTTATACTCAGAGAAAACATCATACAAAACAGAGAAAAGCTTTATAAGTCGTTTTTTGGAATCTTTCCTTCGTTTGATATGTTTTGTAAGGTGATGGATGCATGTACGGAAAACTATGAGTGTCTCGTGTTAGATAACACAGTAAAATCTAACAAGATACAAGATTGTGTGTTTTGGTACAAGGCTACAATTCGAAAAGGTTTCAAGGTCGGGAGTCCTCAACTCTGGGCCATGCACAAAAAGACTTATAACCCAAATTATCTCGAACAACAGGAAGTGGATGCTAAAAAGGCAACAAAGAAAACAGCACTTAAAATTACAAAGAAGAAATAGTCAGGACGTGCGTGAATATTTTTCCTTAAAAAACATGAATACATACTAAATGTCGGACATCCGTACTATGAATCTTGCAGACAACTCTGATGGGATGGTTCAACTTAACTCATCTACTGCATTCGTGTCACAAGATACTGAAAAAAATGTCAGTCAAAATAAAGAAACGATGGACTCTACGCCTATTGCCGAATTGATGGGTCAAACCGAACCGATGGAAATGCAACAGCAAATGCCGATGCAACAACAAATGGTGATGCCGATGCAACAACAAATGGCGATGGCTATTCCGGCTCCGGCTCCGGCTCCCCAGCAAGTGCAAGTCTCTGCTCCGGAGTCAAAGAATCCGTTTAACTTGACGGATCAACAAATGCAATCTTTATTCGTCGCCGCGTGCACGGCTGCTGCCATTAGCGCACCGGTCCAAGAAAAACTCGCGACCATGGTCCCGCAATTCTTGAATGATGCGGGCCGTCGAAGCCTCATCGGCCTTGCGGCGACGGGACTTGTGGCGTCGGTCATTTTCTACGCTGGTCAATCTTATGTGATTAAGGCGTAAACTTATTGCTCCCAACCCATGTTACTGTAGATGGAATTATCCACACCCAGTACATAGGTCACAACCGTTCCGAATATGAACGCAGCTAGAAAAAGAAGACTAATTTCTAAACTTCTTCTTCTATTTTCGCCGTATTCTTTGATCTGAGACTTAAGAGTCTTGACAACTCGGGTCAACATTTCAACCGCGATAAACGCAATGATCGTTGAAGAAAAGAAGAATCCTCGATCGACCGCCAATTGAGGGACTTGACCAACAATAATTCTAAGAATGTTAGGAATGATAAGAGTCATGAGAGACAGATTCAACCAGTAGTTTCTCGTGTACATTGGAGCCATGGTCATCGCATAGACAACCACCCACATGAGAACCGCTGTGGTAACTGTTCCAGCTGGTGTCTTCATTTGGAGTATACACAGATTATTTGTCCTGGATGTGCATGCCACAGAAAGGTGTCTCGTTGGGTATCTGTTCATAAATGTTTAATCGGATACACATGTCTCTGAGTTTCTTGTAGTTTTCCCAGTATTGTTCAGTGTGATGATATTCATCGACTGTGCAGTGAGCTAGTTCGTGTATGAGCACATGGAAGATTTCATTTGGTTCGCCATCCAAACACAGACCAATCTCATAGCCTTTATTGACATTGTATCCAACCGTGCCATTAAGAGTGTGATGACCTGTGATCAAAATACATTTGCTCAATTTTTCAAATTCTGTACCCTTCAAATTTTCGCGAAGAATTTGATACTTTTCTTTGACCACCCTGAGTTTTTCGGGGTCCTTGGTCGTCATTAGTATGTACAAGTTGATGACGAAAAGTATGATCCACGTGATCATTTTCTATATGTAAATATAAATTTACTGTACAACCTGGATATATGACTCCCCGTCAAAGCTTCCCAAGTGTTCAACTTGAAACCTGAATTTTCTAAAGTATGAATGAGCACGTCTTTGTATGCAACCGGTTCAGACTTTGGACCATCTGCGTAGTACGGTGTATCGACAAGTTCTACAAATAGTTTTTCACCGAAACCACCGTTACCATGGTTTCTCAATTTGAAAAAGTTTCCAAGATTATCTTGAATTGGTGTATTGTAAAGTATACTTTCAGAATCTGGTATGATCCCGATAAGTTTGCCACCCGGTTTCATTCTATTTCTGATTTCTCTGATCGAGTCTCTGAATAACTTTTCTGACGCGAAGATGTAATGTAATGAAAAATTGAAACATATAATATCATATCTTCTATTCGGGCACACAAATATATCTCCGTGATAAAAGTTGACATGCATCTTGAGATTGCGAGCCCGACTCTTTGCTTCTTCGAGAGACTGTTCACTTGGATCACACATACTTATGTTTGCACCCGCATGTCTCCATTTTTGAAGATCACCACCACAGCCACATCCTACATCCAATATTTGACCCCCTTCACGGGTCACACCTTGGATGAGATCACGCTTGTAAGTGTTGTGAGCTCGGCGTATTTCTTCCATGTCTTAATATCGACGATTGTTCTTAATCCACTTAAGTTTGAAAAGGCTTAAAGTTTTTGATGTAAGTATAGCTATATAATGGCTTCTCTTGAACAAGATTACACCACTATCCCGGGTCAACTCTACGCATGCCTTTCGGTCATTGGACCGGAAGCACCACAAAAGAACGACAAGTTTGGAATTAAGATCCGGGGTTGCTTCAACACGCGTGAAGAAGCTGCAAACCACGCGAAGCGTCTTCAAAAGGAGGATGCAACCTTTGACATTTATGTGGTCGACATGTACAAGTGGTTGTTGATTCCTCCAGATACGGAAAAGATTGAGGATGTTCACTACACCAACGAAAAACTTGAAGAAATTATGTCTGGATACAAGGAAAACCAAGCCATGGCTGCGAAGATGTTCGGAGAACGTAAGCGTGACATGATGGAAGCGAAGTCGACTTACATCAAGCCGGGTGATGAGAACTCCAAGTATTACAACAAGCCGGACGAAGCCCCGATTAGCCATCCGGCTGAAGTCTTGGAGCGTCTCAAGAAGGAAAAGCCGGACGCTCCGATGGAAGAACTGGTCAAGGAAGCTGACACAATTGTTGCAACCGAAGTCGAAGAGAGACGTAAGCAGCGTGAAGCTTCCAGCACGGATGCGACGATCGAGGAACAAAAGGAAGAAGGGGAGGCCGAGGTTACCAGCGAGGAGGCTGCTGCCGAGGCGTAAGAAAAATATAGGTAAGTATTAAATATGTTCAGTGTATTGCTCAACATAATTACATTATTGATTGTGTTCGTGGTTGCGATCTTCTTTTTCACATCACCTGAAATTGTCAAAAAGAAGATGAATACAGCATCGGAAGTTTTAGCTGCACAACTCAAGGATCCTCTGATCACGAGTCGTGCGTATTTTACTGAAAGGAAGCGTGGTTCAACTGGTGAGTTTGTCGGGAATTTTCCCCATGAACATACCGATTGGATTTACGGTTATCCTCTTATCCAGGCCTAAGAATCACGGGTTGCATAGTCTTACCCATAAAAAAGCCAAGAAGAAAAACAACAAAACCAATGATCCATGTTGACTTATCAATGTTAGCAAAGATATCATTGTTTTTTTGTGGTTGTTGTTCCGGATACATCATCATTTGTGGATACATCATGGGTTGTTGTTGCTGATGGTGGTAGTATTCTTGTTCTGGTTCTTGATCATCTTGCATCTTAAGCTCTTTATCAAATTCAATGGGGTTGCCAATGTCAGCCTCCATTTTTTATAATTACTTTGATTTTTTTAAGCTTAAAATTCCTCATCTTCGTCATCTTCATCGTCGACGACAAAATCTTTCAAATTTCCATTCTCGTCTGTATCCTCGGCGTCGTCATAATCACTCTCATCGTCTGAATAGTATTCATCATCGGTTTCTATGTCACTCCCATCATCTTCCGTGTCGTACTCATCATCGCCGTAATCATCTTCAACCTTTTCTTTGGGAGTGTATATTTCAGGCTTCTTAATAACACGACCAGATCTGGAAATCATCGTTCTACTATAGTCTATTGTTTAAGTATTTCGGGTGGAACGCGGTGTTTTTGTTGATTGCGGTGTTCATAATCTCTTTTTCACCGAAATAACCGACTATTTTAGCTAGTTCGCTGATTTCTTCCTGGAATTCTGTCATGAGACCGATGTTTTCAAGATGTTCTAACGCTTTATAAAGAAACTGTGTGGCGAGTTCCACGTCGTGAATCCATTCTTTGAACATGTTAAAGTTTGTGACAAATCCATAAAAATTCTCTTTATCTAGGCCTGAGTATTGGTGTGCCTTTTTAAGAAGATCATCAAGTTTATCAACTTGTATATCCTTCTGTGTCAGCATTCTTGTAAGATATGCAGCTGCTGCAAACAATACGACCGACATCTTATTTTTTAGTCGGAAATAAAATTTCCCTTGTTTTTGTGTTGAGTATATTCTTCCTGTGAGTTTGATCTTTACAATCTGGACATTTCAATTCTATGCCTGACTTGTCAATGATAAACTGACAAGTAGTCCTGTGTCCATAGTCACACTCTGTCATTTCAGCGTCGGCTATATACTTTGTCTTGTTCTTTGTAATCTTGATAATTTTTGCCGGGCATATACATTTATTGATGTATGCATTAAGAGTTTCGACAGCTTTGTCTGTTTCAACTGGAGCTTTCTGTGGTGGTGTTTTAGGTCTGACTGGAGGTTTTACATCTGGATACAACTTGGAAACGATCGTATCGTTTAACGTGTGTGCACGTCCCCTGAAGTCTGCACAAAACCCATGGAATCGCCCCCTGATGGTTTCACATCTACAAAAACATTTCTGAGTGATGGTCTTACCGATCAAGTGAAACCAGATATGATTTGAGTTGTGCGATCTTCTAAGATTTTCACAATACTTTGAAGTTGTGGATACTAAGAATTGATTTTTATGATGAAACATTTTCGTAATCCTCGCATCTTCTTGACCTTCCATGTTTTGACGAATAAATGTTTCCAAGTAGGCCCGAGCTTCGTCATCCATAAACTCATCTTTCATTTGAGCTTCGGTAAACGACCCTTCGTTCTTCTTGTTACCATCGATCGCTGGAACAGTTGTAACTTCTGTCACGTCTGTCCGAACAATGGAGTCTTTTAGAATATCAACCGATGGATCTTGTGACAGTGTATCCATACGACACATGACATGTCCATATACATATTTGAAGATTGGAAGATACGGGGGTTCGGTAATCTTTCCGGTATTGTCACACTCCGAACATCCTTGTCCCTGACATGCGATATGCTTTCCCTTCTTGTATGACCATGGCATCCGAAACCCACTCCCGGCTGTTCGTTTTTTTGTGTCACCGTAGACAGAATTATCAATAATTTGATTCCAATTTTTATTTTTGAACACCGAAATCAGAGTCGCGATGACGTGATCTCTAAGGTTGTTGGCACCTTCTTGATCGACAACAAAATTTGACCAGTTTAAATGAACACCTGTTTTGATGAGTCCGTCATCGACTTCTTTGGGTTTTGAAACGCATATGAGACAATCACGACCACCATACATTTTTACTTTGTCACAAATGATCCGACACAATTTTTGAAGATAGTCGAGTTGCATGGCATCTTCATCTTTGTAATCAATATCTAAGAAGAAGTTGTACGTCGGCGTTTTTTGTTCCACGAGATACAACTTTTCCTTTTTCGTCACAGCCTTGATGTACTCGTCACAAAATTCACCGACCCGGTCATGTGGGATGTAAAGCGAACCACCATTCATGAGAACGTGTGAGCGGTTCTGCTTTTCACCCTTTGTGAATTTGTTTTTAGAACACCATGCCTTAAACATACTTACCATTTTAGAGAGTCATTCTTTTAATCATCTTGATGGGAGTCATATGTTATCGACCGCATACAAGACACATCGTGATGCTCTTTTCTTTCTGAAGCTAATTCCTTTTTAATAACAAGAAGCTCGTAGACTGTCTTAGTCTTTACATTCTCAATGTATTGTTCTGCTCTACGTTCACTGTAAGCCTTGTTATCAACAAGAAGATCTCTGATTTGTTTTAAGATGTAAGTCTTTGACTTCATTCTATTTTATAGAAAATGTTTTTCTATTAAGCGAAGTGACACACGAATAAAATTCTGGATTTTGTATTACATTTTTTATTATGAGGTCCCACCTCTTTCTAACATTAAACTCTTCGAGAGTATCGAAGCTCATGAAGTCATTCTCATCGAATGTCTTCTTTATTGGTTCCTTGTTAATCTTTTTCAAATTGGTTTTCATTTTTTCATCATTGAATTTTTTAATCATATCCAATTGCTCAGGTCTTTTGTAATTTACAAAAAAGACAAACACGTTGTATACCAAATCGGTCGTTGCATTTTCTTTAACTGTAAAATTAAATTCCGTATATTCTCCTTTTTTAAGAGCCACAACACCACGGGTCTCTTCTTCTAACTCTCTGAGGGCACATCGTAAAGGATTGAAAATTTCTCGACGTCTACATCCACCTGTGACAAAAATCCAATCCTTAAATCTCCGATCTCTCACCGTGAGAAATCGGGGCCGGTCACCCTCAAACGTGACTGGGATCGCTATTGCTTTGTATTTTTTCATTGCTCATTTAGCAAGTTATAATAAGTGGATATGTTTATTCTTCCTTTTTCTCCTCAGTGGGCGGCGCAACTTCTTGCTTCGGCTGAGGAGTTTCCGGTTCGACGTGTTCGATCGTAAGGTTCTTCATCAAATTCAAAGAAAACGTTTTGACGGCATTCACGTCTTCCTTGGTACGTCGCATGTCGTTAAACATGTAGGCGACGACACCGAGACAAACGATAAGGCCTACAATCATCATGGTTTCGCGGTCAAAAGAAAGCATCTTTATGTGTAATTATAGATCAAAACTTTTAAGCAGAAATAATTGCACCCATTTTGGTCTTACCCTTTTCTGGACAGGCGTGCTCAGCTTCAATAAATTGAAGTCTTTGGTAACGCTCGGCTTCACACTGAGCTTCTCTGGAAGGCACCTGGACAATCTTTTCGAGTGTCCTGGACTTTGGATTGTAGGTCAAGACAAAGACAGCTCCAATTAAAAAGACAATCAACCAGAAGTTCATTTTTACTAGTAGTCAACATAATATAATGATTGGTCAGACATTGTATTATGTTTTAATGACGTATATTTAAGAGAAATTAGTTCGAGTACATGAGGCCACCCATACCGTTTTCAACACGGAGGATGTTGTAGTTCACAGCGTAAATGTTATCCTTGAAGTCGTTCGTTTCGCTCACGAGACGAGCGGAATCGAGACGAGAGAAATTGAGGGTACCCGTCGGTTGCAACTTGGACGTGTCGAGGCAGAACGGGAAAGCGTAGAGGCTGTCCTTGTTGGTACCATCGGAGTGCGGCATGTGGTAGTAGGACGAAACCATGCTGTAGTGCGGATCGGCGAACTTGAAGTCCGTGACATCCGTACCGTTGATTTGGAGCTTGATGCGGTTACCAATCGTGTGAACACTGTCGGCCTCAACGTTGGACGCCGCCAAATACTTGACCGGGTGGTTGAAGTTGAGTTCTTGCACCTTGGACAAAGAGGCCGTGGCCTTTTGAACTTGTGTGATCAAGATTTGTTGCGGTTCGCGGGCCAACATTTCACGTTCAGCCGTGTCGAGGTACACGTAGTTCGCGTAGCACTCGATGCGACGAGCAGAGCTATCAACATTGGCGTTCGACGCCCAGCGAATGCGAAGTTCTACATCGTGGTACTGAAGGGCAACCAACGGGAGAGCCGACTGCCAGTTTTCACAGAAGCTGAATCTGAGCGGGTAGAACTTGGAAGAACCACCATTGTAAAGAGAACCCGCCGCAGACTTAGCGAGACCAGTCGCCAAGAGGTCTGGAGCGATGTTGTCCGTGAAGAAGACATCTTGTTCATCGATGACTTGGCCACCGACCAAGAGTTCAACCTTATCGATCACGGTGGACCAATCAAGGTTTTCCGTCGCGTTGGATGCGATGGAGGTCAAGTACACGTAACCCAAGAGATCACCCTTGCGTTCGAAACGAACCGAGGACATACCACCTTGGGAAAGGTTGCCCTGGATGACTTGACGTTCGACAGTTTGGGAAAAATTCGTGTGACGCTTGTAGGTAGAGCGGAAGAAACTGACTTCCGGATCGCCGACGAGGTGTGCATCCTGAGCACCGACGGCCACGAGCTGAGCGATACCACCAGACATTTTATAGTATAGTGAGAGTTTATTTTTTTAAGTCGTGAAATTTGATGTGGTGCTCATCGACACGCTGTTGATCGTGAGCGTGTTCGTCGTGAGACCCCCTATGAGGGTCAAGTCATTGTTTATGATGATGTCCGCGACGTTCGCCGTGCCACGGATATCGAGTGCGTGTAGCGGGACATCGGTGCCCACGCCTA